TAGCCATAGACTCCGCATTAAAGGCGGCCGCCTGCTGGTACTGCATGTGATCACGCGGAGTCGCCTGCTGGGACTGCATGCGCATCCTCTCCTGCTGTTGCGCGATCATTTGGTCTGCGCTCAGCGGGCCCGGCGTCCGGGTGTAGTTATAGTTTATCGGCGCGGGAGGAGTTGGCCTCTTGGCAGGTTGGTTGTAGGGCATTATTTTGAAAATCCGGGAACTACGATCTGGGTCTTGGATACTGTGTTAACCCTGAACTCTGGGTTCTCCTGTAGCACCCGGTTAAGGAACTTCTTGTCGTTCCATATGCCGTGTCCGAAAAGGAACTTCATGTGCTGGTAGAACTCGATCGGTATTCGGGCTCGCATCTGGCCGAGGCCCTCAGAAAATTTGTGCTCATCCTTATTGGTCTCCGCGATGAGCTTTCGGGCCGCCTCAGATTGGACCTTACGGAGGTTCCATCCGGAGCGAAACTCCTCAAGCATGGGCTTGAGAAGCTCGTCCGGTATGGACTCATGGAGTGCTGGCAGCTCACCCATGACCTCGATTAATTAGGCGTTGTTGGCCTTATAGTCGAACATGCCGAAGCACAGAGGGCTCTGAACGACCAGAGCCGCCATGGCTTCCATCATGCGACGAGGACCACCGCCGTTTTCAGTCAGCTCGCGGACCTGAGCGATGTTTCCGCCGTAGCGGATCTCGAGGTATTCCCACGGGATGATGAAGCCCTTGGTCTTGGCGTTCTGCGCGTGAAGGTTCACGTGCTTCTTGGCCAAGGCTTCGGTGGCGTACTTAGCGTTGTTCGTGCCGGCCGTGATGGTCGGGGTGTCGCCGGACCAAGTGACCTTGTTGTCGACGACGTTGGCGGCGATGCTCTGGTCTCCGTCATACACGTGCCATTCGCCGTCGGCGTCGCCGGAGACGAACTTGATGGTGTAGGGGTTGACGCCGGCATGCAGGAACTGCGACGGGATCAGCGAGAGACGGCCGAAGTCACCCTCGAACACGTCCACGGAAGCCTTGATGGTGTCCGAGTTGGCGTCGCGGTTGTTCGTGATCTTGCTGGTATCGGCAGGAGCGCGCTGGGTGTAGACGAGGTTCGTGAACTGCCTCTTGAGGGAGGTGCCGACGACGGCCTCGTGAGAACGGAACTGTCCGGTCTGCTCGTACACCGAGGTCATCACGTCCTGAACGTCGTTCTCGGAGAGATTATCGACAGTAAGGCCGGTGCCCACGATCGAGGTCGACGGGGTGAGGAAGTTCTCGTTGATCTTGCGGATTTCCTGCCTGTAGTTGCCCGCGGTCGAGTTGGTATTCTGGATACCATACTTGGTCTGGGTGTTGTACTCGGCGGAGGCGAGCTCGGGCTTGATCCAAGCCGTAAGGCATCGGGTGCGATACGGGATGGTTCCGTTGTCGAACGCAGGAAGGATATCGGACGTGAAGGTGAGCTCCATGGAGCGCTTCAGGTCGATGGTGGCCTTCGAGAGCTGACGAGAGAGCTCGTCCTTAACGCCGGCGATGTTCAGGATATCCTGCGTCAGGTTAGAGACGTGGACAGACCTACGGAACATGTGGATGTTGTTTTCAACTTCCGTTCGGTAGTTCTTGGTGTATTCCTTGAACGCGGGGTTGGTGGCCGGGGTGGTCGGGTCGACGTCGGCGCCGTCAAGGATGCCGAGTTCGATCGAGGGTTCCGGGTTGCGGTCGACCTGCCAGCGGAAGGTCGTGTTGCCGGGCTTAGAGCCACGCTTAGCCATCGAGGAGATGGGCGTGTCCTTAGCGTCGACGTTGAGGATCAGGTCCGAGAGTTCTTCGCGGATACCGATACGAGCGCCGGGGAGGGGGCGCTGATTTTGAAACTCCCGTTCATAGAGCGATGCCATGGTCTTTTTGGATTAGACGAACTTGTTTTTGAACACGTTAGCCAGATCGTCCATAGATCCCGTCTTGCGGTAACGCTCCATGCTTATAGCGCCTTCCATCTTGCCGTCGCCGTTTGATTGGCGGGCAGGGGCGGATGACGATACGGATGGTTGCATCGGAACACGCGCAGGTTGCTGTTTGGCCCTAGCCTTCTGAGCTTGGTAGCTCGTGATGCCATTGACCATATGCGCCGCATAAAGCTCGTAGTCCGGGAAACGCTTAATCTCAGGAAGCGCATCGATAAAGGCTTTTGCCTTGATGGCGCGGTCGTCCGTGGGATCGTTCAGCCAAGAATATTCGCCGGTAGCGAACCTCTTGGTGTTTTCTCGCGTTTCCAGATACTGAGCATGACGCGGAAGGTGTTCTTCCATGGCTTGGAGCGCCTTGACCTTGGCCTTGGCTATGTTCTCCTTCGTCACGGGTTCACCTTGCTCTGGGTAGTATCCGTCCGGGTAGCGCTCGCAGAATAGACGTATCTGTCGCTGTTTATCAAACTCGGCCTGTATATCAGCCGCGCTATTAAGTTGCTCGTATGGATTTTGAGCAACAGGCGCGGTGACGGCCTTGGATCGCTTGAGTTCGGCGACTTCCTGTTCTAACTGCTGGGCCCTTTCCTCGGCTTCCCGCCTTAGGGCAGTAAGTTTGTCCAGACGCTTCTGCATGCCTTTGGTGGGGCGTTCAGAATTCTGGGACTGTACTTCTACTTCTTCGGCTTCTGTGGTTGCCTCCGGCGTTGCCGCCTCGGGCGCTTCCGACGACTCCACGTCGGTGGTTTGTTCCGTCTGGCCGGCAGACAGTATCCGGGAGAAGAAATCTTCCGGACTTTGGTTATTGCTGGGTTCGGCCTGTCCAGCATTTGACATGGGGGGATTAGACTCGTTCCCAAGTTCGAGCTCAGCTTGTGGCTGTTGGTCGTTTTCCATATAGATGGAGATCAGCGTTTAACGTCCGCAGAGACGTAAGTAGAAATGGCTTTCACGCGTGGCTAAGCAAGATGCGCTGTTACTGAGGTCCGGTTTGAGCCGTATTGGATTTAAGCGCGGTGTCCCTGTGGTCCTGCAGGTGAACCAGAATGTCGTTGAGCGCATCCAGCCTTCCGGCCGAATGGACCCTAGCTTCTCCGGTTGTCCCGGCGGCCATGACCCTTCCCATTTCGACTTGTAGGCCTTGGTCGATAACTACGAGCACGGCCTTGAACAGCTCTACGCTGTTCGGGTCCGTCGCCGAGAATGACTTTCTTATCCAGCTTGCTTGGTCGTTCATAGGTTAGATTTGCATGCCCATCGGTCCGGGCATTGCCGGGGGTTGCTGTTGCGGAGCTTGCGCCTGAGCTTCTTGGGCTTCTTGGGCGGCCTCCCCGAATTCCTTTTGGATCTGCTCTGTGGCGGGCGAAACGCCTACTCGTCCGATCTGCTTGTTCTTTTCCTGATCGACCGAGAACTGAAGCTGTTTCATGTAGTTCTCTAGGAGTATCTGGAAGATGCGATCGCCCTGAGCCGCCTGCTGTGCCTTCGGGTTCTTGGCCAAGATATCCTGCGCGAACTGAAGCTTTGATCCGGCCTGAGGGTCGTTTTCGACGTATTGAGCTTCGTTGCCAAGCATCATCAAAGCTATGTCGCTGGTGACGTCCTTGTAGAGCTTCTGTGAGGCGGTTGCCTTGTCGATGACGAGCTCGCGCGCGGCGTCCGGGCTGATAGACTCGATGACAAGCTTCACGAGCTTGTCTCGATCGATGACGCCGGAAACGTCTAGAGGAACGACAGTCTCGATGATGGACTTCAACTTCTCCCTGACAAATTCCGGGTCAGCGTCACGAACGTCAAACCTGACATTTAGGTCGTACTGCGCATGAATATCCGACATTCCCTGCTTAAGGGGGGAGCCGGTTATGCGGATGATCTCTTCTTCCGGCATGAACTGCAGGCAGAGCGAGAACATCTGGGTGTAAGCCCTAGTCCAAAACATGAGCCAATTGTCCACGCGGAGCTGTTGGATCATCTGGATCTTGGTGGGGTCGATGGGCTTTTCGCCGACTTGGAAGCCGAAGTAGTTGCCTAGGTTCTTCTCAATCTGCTCGATGACTTGGAAGGCGTACTCCGCGCGGCCGGCCGGGGGTTCGAGCCACGTGTAGTCGTCCTTGTTGGTGACGGGCAGGACCTGCCCGGGGGCGATCCTGTTGAGTGCTCCGATGCGCTTCACGACCTTGACAGGGGGTAGCACCTCTATAGCTGTCCTGTCCCTTATCGCATCATGCTGGGCCTTGACCTCATCCTGCTCCGTCTTGCACAGCTCGGGGATACCCCTCGACTCTGTTACCTGACGGCGGCTACGCTCGTATCGTATGTCGACGAAGGGATAGTCGTTATGTGCGTAGTTCAGCATCTCCTGCTTTCCATATAGCTCGGAGCCTACCTGAGGGCAGAACACAGTATAATAGATAGCCGGCACGTTATCCTTGTCCAGCTGGCGGTAATAAGCCCAAACGAGCTCTATCAGGTTGTCGCCACGCTGGATGTTCGAGTTGAGCATCGTAGTGGTCGGAACGAGATTGGGGTCATTGAAGTAGTAATGGTTGCCCATCGTCCGGCTGGCAGACTCTACAAACTCGTCTTTCCATCCGTCGACTTCTCCCATGGACCTTAGTTCGACTTCGGTGACGTACTGCCTACGGAAGATGACTCGTGCCTTCTGCAGGTCAGAAGTCTCCGGAGGAAAGCATACCTCATCATAAGGCTTGAGCGCCGTGACGACAGGTAGGTTCTTGGCTATGTATTGCTCCTCGACGATGCCCTCTCCCTTTTCGCGCAGGTCTTGGATGCACTTCCTGAGCTGTGGCTCCGACATGGTGGGGAGCAGTTGCTTGATGAGCTGGACAGAGTAATCCTCCTTGCGCGGGTCGGAAATCGACGAGACAAGGTTCGTCATCATGGTCGAGTCCTGCCCGGCGGCCCTAGCGGCCTCAGCGGCCTGAGCCAGCTCCTGCATGGATATCGACTGAGTGCGTTTGCCCATCTGGCGATCCCAGCCAACCTGCACGACCGACCATCCATAGTGAAGCATGTAGTCCGCTAGGAGCTCTGCCTCGCGATGCATCTCGAGCTTCATCTTGGTTTCGATCAGCCACCTCATGAGGTTGGTGGCGGATGCCGCCGCCATAGTGTCCATGATCTCCGTTCCTCCGACCTTGAGGGTGCAAGACTTGAAGGCATGCATGAGCATCGCTTTCTGCTCATTGATTAGCCGATCTACCAGCCTGCAACGAACGTCGGAGGCTCCCTCGAAAGGGAACGCGGGATCTCCGTCCGGTCGGGCGTAGCTATGCTTCTTCCCGTCGTCAGTCTGCCCCGGCCAGCGAGCAAGACGTATGTCATCCGAGTAGACCATCTTGGACACCATCGTTCCGTGGAACGCCGAGCGCTGGTATTCATTCAGCAGGAACTGAATGTCCGGCACCCGCTTGTGGTACGCCAGCTGGTCGCGCTGGTTCGGGTGGTCCTTATACTTGATTTGAGCCATTGGTGTTTTTGGAAATGTGTTCGATCAGGTCGTCCCGGTAGAACATGAACTGCCCTCCGGAAGTCCTGTAAGTCTTGAGCGCCCCCTTGCGCCTGAGGCGAAGAAGGGTAGACTTGCTTAGGTTGAATATCTGATTGGCCTCAGTCAGGCGAAGCAGGGGCGGGGTTCCCGCGGGTACATTAATCATGGTCAATAGGTTCCCCCGCCGAGGGCCTTGTACGACTTGTCGTCGGCGTAGTTGGGTTGCATGACGGCAAGATAACGAAGGACGTCTATCGGGTCCTTGCTTGATCCCTTTTCTCCGTCGAGCCCCGTCCATTCGCGCAGGCACCATATGGTGTTTATACAGCTCTCGGCTATGTAGAGCTTAGGCTGGTTTACTGCGCTGATCGGGTTGTTCTGGTCGTAGGAAAACCAATCGTTGAGTATTCCTATGCCCTCCTCGAGCCTTAGGCCGGCGGCCGGCGTGAACCACATCGGGTTCGGCTCGTCTTCTAAAAGCTGTATCAGGGTCACTCCGCCCTCCTTGTTTATCGCGGTTGCGTTGCCTGCCCTAGGGTCGATGTATCGCTCGAATATCTCTTCGTCGCCTTCGAGAGAGCGTATGTGCTCCTTCATCTCGATGACTCCCATGCCGGCACCTTGGCGCTGTGCAGGTCCCGGTTTGCCGTCCGGTTTGTCTCCATTCAGGGCCCACTCGCCCATGCTTATGTCGGGCCACTCCCTGTAGATGTATCGGTTGCCTTCCTTATCCACCCTCATCCAGCACATGAACCAATTTCGAGCTCCAGCAGGGTCAACCGCCATATAGTTAGTTCCCTCTGCCGGGACCTTGCTGTCTGGTATAATGTTGGGTTCTCCGAACCTAGGGAACTGAGATCCTGAAAGCGACTCCGCCCATCCGTACGCTCGGATTTTAACTTCGTACGGGCCTCTTCCGCGGAGCGCCAATTTGATCTGTTCAAAGGGAGAGTAGCTGTTGAGTATCGAGTGGAACCAGATGACGTTGGCGGACCCTTTTATACACGCGGCGGTGAACGGCATATGCCCCTTCGGTATGTTCGGGACGTTCTGAGTGTCCGGCAACAGGTCGGCCTTGAGGGTCTTTTTGAAGCGGCACCCGGCTACGTACTCTTTGACGACCGGCGTATAGCCGGTGATCGGGGTGAACGTCAGGATCATTTTGCCCGACCTAGTCACAAGTCGGTAGCGAAGCGTTTCGACCCAATCAGGCGGAACAAGCTCATCGCACCAGATCATGTCGGGCTCGCCACCTTCGATGACCTTCTTCTCCTGTCCGTAGTTCATGAAGAAGATCTGTGACCTGTTTGGCAGGACGAAGGTCGCATCCGTAAACCCGTTCTTCTGGGAGTATTGGATGTTCGTCACCTTGGTCTTCTTGGCGTTCTTATACTCCGGAGGCATATACTTCCAGATGACCGCCTGTTGCATCTGAATGGAGGTCTGCGAGGTCGTATGCAGGCACCAGACGCGCGAGTTCGGCCTAGTGCACAGCAACTGCATGATGCGCTTGGCGGCATACTCAGTCTTTCCAGCTCGGTTGCCGCCCATTATCAGGAGCTCGTTACCGGACATTAACAGCTGGTCAGCTTCTCGCCAATGATCCGGCTCAAATCCGTGCCTGTATGGATCGAGCTCTTCAGCCTTTATCTTCTCCTCGCGCCTCTTGAGGACTTCATAGGTGGCCTCAGGCCCTATCTCTCGAGCCAGATCAATAACGTCATCCTTGCTAGGCGTATGGATGATCGGGTGCTTAGTCACCATTATGGGCGACTCTTTGCTCCCTATATTGATCTGCTCGAAGCTCACGGGCCGTAAAGAGGTTGAGAGGCCCTGTAATTTCTGCCGGTCTGTAGCGTCACCCTGTTAAGCGTGTCCGATGGTCCGTCCGTCATCGGCGGCCATCCTTCTTCACACGCCCTATACGTGCCAACCTGAGGGAAGTAGCTATTGAACGTCATCGGATTATATGTGACCGACCCCACAGTAAACATCGGCCTGTGGCTGAAGAAGTTCTTGCCCGTGTGCCTCTGTCTGGCGGCCGCAAGGCCGCCATCATTTTCCTTTTTTTCCTTCTGACGTCGCTTGTACTCCCTTTCGGCGGTGCGAATTTTTTGCATCGCCGACCCCCACCTGACCGCGTTCAGCTGTTCGCGGAACGTAGACCCAATGCCGAGGGTCTGGGCTGTTTTTTGTCCGCCAGCGGCGACGATCCCGGCGGCTCCACCCTCGATGGTCTGCCGGGAGCCTTTTCTTTGGCCGCCGGCCGCTACAATACCGGCCGCGCCTCCTTCAATGCTCTGCGTGTTGGCAAGCTGGACTCCTCCGTTGTTAAGGATGCTCTGGGCCGTCATGCCCTCGGACACGGAGTTAAAGTAATCGCGCTGAGACTTGACGTAGGCCGCGCGGTTCTGGGACGCCATGAAGTTATCCACTTCCTGCCCACGCTTATAATCTTCCGTGGCGAACTGCCTGTCCATCGCTTCCGCCGTGTCAGGGCTGGTGTCGCCCTGCTGGGAGGCTCGCGTCTCTTGAGCCACCCGCATTTCGCGGTATGCCTCTCGGTTGACGGAGCTGTTCAAATTCAGCCCGTCAGCTCCATCCTTGTTCTTGGCGTTGCCCATTACTTACAACCCTTGTAGCCCTTCCAGCCCTTGCCGGTGGAGCAGGACTTGGAGGATTTACCGCTGTTGCTTTGTTTCTTCATGTTTGCGTTGGATTAGGCTGAAAAGTTTGCGAGCGCTCTCGGGACGTTGCGGGCAGATTAGCTTTCCGCCCTTCCTGTCGATCGTCACTTCTGCGCCCGGATAAAATAGCCGGGCGTTAGCGACAATGACGTTATGGCTCTTGCCGTCAATCAAGACAGTCATGAGCTTCTGGTTCGGCCAATTAGTCCGAGAGACTATGGCCACCTTCGGCCAATTGTCCTGTGGCTTCAGGTCTATCCGGAAATGAGTGAGCACCTTAGCCATGCCCGTCTCGGTGAAAGCGACAGGGCACATGTGCTCCGGCTTGTCGCCTTGCCTGACGCGGTTCCAATCTGTTCCGGGTTGCAGGGAGTCCCGCCGGAAACGGGTCATCTCATCGCGAGGCAGTCCATACCGCGCTATGAGCTCCTTCTCAGTCTGTGTGGGAGTCATAAAGTGAGCTGACGAAAGCTTCGTCTATCCAAGGTGCCGGGCAGATCTTGATACCGACGAACGGACTGACGTGCCGGCACTTGACCACTTGGCCGAAGACAATCTGGGAGTCGTCGTGCCAGAAGCCTTCGCGCGTCATGATATCACAGACAGTCTTAGGGAGGTTGTCCCAATCCGGTTTGACCGGGTGTGGATGGCTCTTGCCCTTGTCGCCCTTGTTCAGGGGGAAGGCAAACACCAGCCTGAGCCAAAGCGGGCCTTCAAGCGGCTTGTCCGGCTTGTACCGGCGGATCTGAAGGGCGAACTGTTCGCCCCATTGCTTGATCCGGGACTTCGAGCTCTTCCCGATAAACTGACGTCCGTCCTTGGTGCGCATGATCCTCAGGTCGGCCTGATGGGTCGTCCTGATAGGTTCTATGCCGACGACGAAGTTAGGCCTGAGGGGATCGCGACCAACGAGCTCGTCGTTTGACATGTGTCGAAATATCTGGACCATCCGGACCCATGTCAAATGATAATGGAAGGTTGGATACAAACCCAAGCTCCGACCATAACGCGTCGCGCGTAACCGAAGAGCGCAAGCAGGCCGTGCGGGAGCTGTTGAGGGCCGGAGTCACGATCGACGAAGTCGCCAAGTCCCAGCGCATGTCGCCGAACAACGTCATGGCCATCAAAAGGTCGATGCCGGAGTCCACCGGCCTGAATGACGAGTTCAAGGCCGCGACTGTCCGGAACCTGAAGAGCTTCGTCCAGCAGGCCAGCCAGAAGCTGGTCGATGAGCTTGACCAGCTACACGTCTCCCAGATCCCGATCGCCATGGGTATCGCCATTGACAAGATACAGGCCCTACAGGACCAGCCTCAGGCGGTCGTCGAGCACAGGTTCACAGTAGACCATGCCTCGCTGGACAAATTGCTCAAATCCCGGGGGGAAGACTTAAGGAAGTCCAAGGAGGTCATCATCGACGGGGAATTCGAGTCCGTGAAGCCGGCCGATACCGCCAAGTTCCTCAATTGGGCTAAGGATCCCAAGGGGTCTTTTTTGGAAATAAAGGATGAGTCTACTGACCCGTCAGCGTATAGCGCGGGAGACGAGAGCCGACCCCCCCCTCCCCCTTAATCATGACCGGTGGACGTCGGATTACATTTCGCACAAGATCCATTATGTCTAATTGATGACTCAATATCGGTCCAAAGGTCATCATTACGTGCTCTGACCGGCCAATAGATCAGTTAGCCACTTGACATGGGGTCCTTCTTTGGGAGGCTACCAGCTAGGGGTCACGCGTTATAATCGATACTGACTCAATCCCAATCGGCTCAGGACGTCGAGCTAAGCCCTAACCGGTAGTAAGCTCATCCTTGGCCTGATCGGGCTTCCTGAGGCATCCTAGGCACCTGAAACGAGCCATAGGAAGGACGACCATATCCTCTATCGCATTGGGGTCATCTGGCCGGTCTGTTCGCCCGGCTTGGATGACCTTCGGGTAGAATTGCTCTACGCCTACCTTGGCATACCTGACCTTGTCTGACTTGGCGCAATGGACAATGAGGAAGGCTGGCCTGTCGGTCATGTTGCTCAGGTCCATCAGATAGTCCCACTTGGCCTTGGACAGCCAATAGTCCTGCCTGTGTTCGGATCGGCATTTCACTTCGGCGTAAGCATGCGCGTATAGCCGGTCATCCTTGTGGTCATGCCTGCATAGAGCGTAGTCATGCTGAGCCATGGGAGCTGATGGGACAGCTGTGCATAGCCATTGAGCTGATACAAAACTTATGACCTCGTGCTGGCGCTGACGATCCGAATTGCTCTCATAGATTGGTATGGACATGTGCAACGATTAGATCTGGATAGGAGCGCAATGACCCGCAAACGCAAATCAAAAAAGACCAATAAAATCAAGGCTCGGGTGAGCACGTCTCCAGCTGATAAGCTTGGCTCAGATGTGCCGGCCAAGCATCGCACTCACTTCGATGATGTGCTCGACTATGAGGATGGCTTGCATGGATGCATCATGCTTGAGCCGCGCGAAGAGCTCGACAGCGCAATCGTAGGATGGGACATGGATGCAAACCACGTCATCTACAGCTACGAGAAGCTCGTGGCCGCATTCTACCAATCGTTCGATGACGTCGATGAGGACGAGCGCTTGCAGACAGCCGTTGAGTGGGTAGATTATAATGTCGTGCGCGGCGTGGCCTATATGGGCGAGCGTCGCCCGGTCATAATACGCACCGGCGATCAGGAATAATTGCCGGGCTTGTAGCTCAATGGTTAGAGCAGTCCCCTCATAAGGGATTGGTTCTCGGTTCAAATCCGGGCAGGCCCACCAATTAAATTACGTTGAATACCAAGCACTTAGGACAATTAGTGCGAAATATGGGTCAAAGCCGTTGACATGACGCACAAAGCAGTCAAAGTCCTTGTCTCACACGCATAACGCACATGAAAACCAACAAGAACATCACCCAGCTCACGAAGCTGGTTAACCATAACAACAAGGTCGTCGCCAAGGCTGACAAGATGGGGGAGAAGCTGTATAGGCTCGTCCTCAGGGAGTCGGAAAGGCTGAAGGAAAAGGCGGGCCCGATTGCCGCTAAGGCCGCCAAGCCCGGACTCGAACGCCTGTTCGCGATCTTCAAGAAGCATAACCCGGAAGCCAAAGACGCTTTCGTCAGCTTCTATGACAGTCGGCTAGAGGCGTTCTACGCCTACATCAAGGCTCATAGTCGCAACGGCAAGCCCGTGACCGGCGCGAAGCTTGTCAGCTTCAGCTTCAAGATCATCGACAAGAACGAGTCCTTCTATGACCCGGAAAATCGCAAGGCCGTAGACCTGTGGCCTTCCAAGAGCCACCCGGATTTCGCCGAAGCCCGGGACGCGGTTAACGCGGTGCTGGCTATATATCGCAAGCACTTTGAGAGCCCGGATATCATGCGCCTCGAAAAGCTTCTCGACTCCATCAACTAATCACCTTCCACCCAACACACACATGGACCAAGAAAACAACAACGGGCTCAAGCCCATCAATGCGTCGCTCATTCCGGGCGTCAGCATTCTCAAGTCGAAGCTGAAGCTTACCACTAGGCCGACCAACGTGATTTCGATCGCTCGAGGACCTAGCCGTTCCGACGAACATAATCGCCGGGTCATGGCTCTCGAGGCCAAGCTCGCCAAGGTCGAAGAGAACTTCAGGGCGCGCGGACTCACGTTCAGCGCCAATAAGTTCGCCCTCGACGCAGTCGAGAAGGCCATCGATGACCTCGGTGCCTACCTCGGCTTCGATCCCAACCCCAAGGCCTAACAACCATGGCTCAGTACGAATACAAAGCGACTCTGCCTGATGGCAGGGTTGTCACTCGCAAGAGTGACAGGGATTACGACTCCGTAATCACCGGCTATGCCGGCCCGAAGTGGCGCGAGTTCCACGCGGCTCAAGTCCGCAAGGATATCGAGCGCGTCAAGACCGAGGTCGCCCGCGCAGAGCATGAGGGCAATACGCCCTTGCGCTCTGATCGCATCAGGTGGATCGGCATCCTGCAGGAAAGGCTTGTCGAGATCGAAAAGACAGACAAGTGGTACGAGGTCGGCTTCGCCGGCAATCCTACGCTTGCGGCCGCCTACGTATCCCGCGAGTCTAAGCCATCCAGAGGTGGCTTCCTCTGGGATGACGTCAAAGCCATCAAGGTCGAGCGCCGCGAGATCAAGAAGCGCGCGCCTAAACAATCTCCCAACACCAACAATAATGTCTGATATCATATCCGAAATCGTCACGCCGACTACCGACGTGCGCATCATCAAGGCCAGAACGATCGATAACTCGATCTACCGGGCTCACGAAGGCATCAACCAGAGCTTCATCAAGCTTGTCAACGAGCACGGCTACAACATGGCCGCCAAGCTTGTCAGCGAGCCTGAGGATCCGACCGATGACATGATTATCGGCTCTGTGTTCCACGCTCTCCTCTCCAACCAGCAGGACAACTTCCTGCGCGTACCCAAGATGGACAGGCGCACCAAGGATGGAAAGGCTCAGTATGAGTCGTTCATGTCCCTTGCCGCCGAGTCCGGCAAGACCATGGTGCAAGACCACCTGTGGGAGAAGGCCGAGTCGCTCGTGTCCGGAGCCAAGGATGTGGTGAATAACGCCATCGACCTCACCGGCCTAGTTGACCACAGGGAAGTGTCCATCATCGGCGTCGCAGAGGTGATCCGGGATGACAAGCTGTTGTTCTCCCTGCCTGTCAAAGGCCAGATCGACCATTATGCGGCCGGCGAAAACAAGGCCGTGCTCATCGACTACAAGACGGCTCCTTCGAGCACCTATGAGGTCGTGAGGCGCAAGTCGCGCGACTCCAATTGGATGCTTCAGGCCTACCTGTATCAGGAGCTCCTGTTCGCGTCCGGCAAGGCTCGCAGTCCTGAAATCATGTATGTCGTATCGGGCAAGGATACCGGCGCTTCGCGCGCCTACACCTTCTCGCATGACACCATCGAGATCGGGCGAGCCTCACTCATCAGGGGTCTGATCCGTATCCACAATCAGCGCACGTTCACCGACCTGACTGACGACGCCTACTTCGGCGTATCCATCCTGTGAGCGACCTTCCGTTCAAGGGGGTCTGGATACCCGCAAAGGTATTCAGCAACCCCAACATCAGCACTAACGCCAAGTTCCTCTGGAGCATCATCCACATCCTCAGCAATGAGCGTGGGTGCTATGCCTCCAGAGCGACGCTGGCCTCGTACCTGAACTGCACCGACCGCAACGTCCAGATGCTGATCGGGGAGCTTCATACGGCTGGCCTGATCAGGCGCGACGCAACCGGGGTGCTCTGGGATATCGTCACGCTCGCGGTAGAGGGTGAAGAAAACTTCACCGGGGGGGTGAAAAATCCTTCAGGGGAGGGGCGAAAAATCCTTCACCCAATAGATACAAGGGATATAAATGATAAGACTAAGATACAGATGACAGAGGTCGCTATTGCTACCGGGAAGCTGGAGCAAGGGGTGGCAGACGCTTGGGGTGAGTACATCATGCTCAGGCGCTCCCGCAAATGGACGACCAGCATCCCATGGATGCACAAACAGCTTAAATACCTATCTGGCTTCGATCCTAAGGCGGCCAAGGAGGCGCTTGAGGTATCCACTCGCAACGAGTGGCAATCCATCCATGTGAAGGCGCCGGCGGGCCAGCACGGCTATGTCCGGCTGTCCAAGCCAGCTCACACGGACGAGGACCACGCTAAGGGCTTCTGATCCATGAAACAAATCGAACAAACCAAATACTATGTCCTGCCGGATGGCTCGGTGGTCAGGCCTCTCAAGCCTAGGCTGAAGGGCAACATCCGGTATTGGAACCTGCTCATCGACGGCAGGCTCAAGGCCTTCAGCCAGAAGACGCTGGTAAAGCTCTACGAGGAAAAGAAATGAGCGACCACCATTGCCTGCATTGCGGCGGCCCAATCAAGCTCTACTCCATGGAGCTTGCCGGGCGCATCATCCACATGCCACCGGCCAAGTATTGCATTAAGGACGCTTGCGTGGCCGTAGCCGAGGCCGAGCGCGCCAAGGAGTTCCATGTCCATGTGCCGTCCAACACGGATGGTTGCCCGGAGTTGTTCAAGGATACTGATCCGAACCGCCTGCCGCCTGTGCTGTCCGCGCTTGCGCTTACTTGGCACCCGGACACCCAGAAGAAGTCTCTCCTGATCCACGGCGTGACCCGCAAGGGCAAGACCCGGTGCATGTGGTATATCCGTAACAGGCTTAAGGGCGCCGGCGTGAACATGAAGGTCATGAGCATGTTCGAGCTAGAGGCCGACATGGCCGCCGCTTGGGGTAAGGACAGGTGGGACAAGACCATGCACGGGCTGATGGAGGTCGAGGTGCTTGGCCTTGATGACCTAGGCAAGGAGAAGATGACCGAGCGCATGGCCTCCGTGCTGTTCGCCATCATCGACCAGCGGGCACAGCACAAGCGCCCGACAGTCATCACGACTAATCACACCGGCGTCAGCTTGGCCGAGCGCTTCCATGACAAGGAGGTGGGCAATGCCCTTCTTGCGCGCCTGAAGGATAAGGATCTGTTCAACGTCGTCGGCGTGGCGCCCGGCAACGAGACGCCCGAGATGCTATGAAGCAGAAACGCAGGCCGGAGATAATGAAGCCGGGGCTTAAGCTTCTTACTCCGCATGAGAAGAAGGTAATGTCTAAGACCAAGCGCAAGATAGCCGACATGTGGGAATGCCTATTCTCGCCTGAACGCAACAAGTGGAGAGCCATCAAATGAGGTGGCTCTTCTTGTTGCTTGGCATCATCGCCAAGGCGGATCAGACCGAATGGGTGCGCGAGCTCGAGACAGGCGGTGTCGCTGATCCTGATGCATGCCTGCACACATCGCGCGGCTTTGTCGTGGCTCGCGGTGCGTATGGACTTTCTAAGGACGCATGGGGCGAGGTGTCTGTCATGCCTTGGACTGACGCTCACTATCCGGAGGTCGCGCGTCGCGCTTGCGCTCGGTATCTAGAACTTACATACATAAGGCTTCAGTCTAAGCTAGGCAGGAAGCTGACCTTCGCGGATGTATATGCCGGATATCGCTTCGGAGTGACCGGATACCTTAAAATGGGCGGCCGGATCAGCCAAACTCCCCCTAGTTTCCGCAAAAAGATGGAAGAATATCACGTTCCATATCAGCGACTTACGAACTTTCGGTAGGAAACTGTTAAATTCGTGTTGCACAAGGGTACACAGCTACCAATAGTGCTGGAGTCGGTGACAAACACCGGCCACGTTCATTAACAACCAACAACCCAACCTATGTCGTTCATCGATCATAAGGCCAAGGTGTCGAAGGAGGAAATCGAGGCTCTCATCAAGGACCTCGAAAACCCGGTCATCGCGCTTCTCAACAAGCGCCATTCCGAGGTCAACCCTCTGCAGGACGCGGGAGAAATCATCCGCATCCATAACGCCACCATCAAGGCTATCGAAGACCTCAACGCTCGCGTTTCTCGCATCGAGTCCCAACTCGGCCTGAACACGATCCAGAAGTAATCGAGACCCCCGAAAGGGGGCACACTTTCCGGCTGAGTAGCAAAGTAGCTATGCCCGTGTCTGCAAAGCACGTAACGCGAGTGCAACTCTCGCCTCAGCCTCCACTTTCCACCCACACATACACAATGAGTAAAAACAAAAAAACCAAGGTCATCAAAGTGACCGACGATCCTTCATACTTCATGGAGGATCCCAGAACCCAGATCCCGGCCACGCGCTGGAGCGAATTCGTCGAATGGCAACGCCAGCTCGTCGACAAGCTCGACGACGAAGGCACGTGGATCATCCCGGCCGTCCATGGCTACATGGTCTTCGACAAGAAGAACAAGAGCTACAGCGTCACGCTCGAGGATTATGACGAGTCCGCGCCGTCCTCCGTCTTCGTGAGGAACGCCCGGATGAACATCATCCCCAAGTCCATCGACGTTCTGGCCGACATGGGCTACCGAGTCGCCAATATGGTGAACATCGACAGCTACCTGATGGACCCGATCGAGGCCGCCGTTAAGCGCGCCGCCAAGCAGTTCGGGGACTCCCAGATTGTTAAGCGCCCTTCGCTCCCCATCGACGAGGACTTTCAGGATCCTGTCGGCGTCACCGAGGCCGTACACGCCGTCGTCGCCGCGATCATGAACACCTACCCGGAGAACGAGAAGGCCCGCAAGAAGGTTCAGGAGCGCATGCGCAAGGAAATGATGCGCATCTACGCCATGTTCAACAACGAGGAGAAGGCCCTCATCGCCGCCTATCACGAACTTGCCAACCGCATCAAAACCAAGGAAGTCTACTAACATGATCAAAACCAAAATGTACCTCGTATCCGTGGCGTACCACACGCCATGGGACCTCACCAAGCGCCGGATGGCTCATTACACGATGAGCAACCCGTCGGACGCCTACAAGATCGCCATCGCCGGCGGTTTCAGCGCCGAGACGCACTTCACGCAGGTCAATGAAATGACCACGCTGACGTTCTCTCCGGACTCGGGCATCACGCCGCACGTGACGTTCTCCGAGAGCATCGCGCTCGAAGACCTCAGGCTCATGGCCGAAGGGTACGACGCGATCAAACTCAAGGAGAAGGAAGCCGCCGCGCTCGAGAAGCTTGAGACGTCCATCAAGTCGCCTCACGTCATCGACGACACCCGCATCCACCCGATGCCCCGCAAGTAATGTCCAAGCCCAAAATCTATAAGATCCCGCGTCAGTTCGTGACCCTCCGGCTCTCCAAGCAGGAGTGGAAAGCGTTCCGCGACATGTCCAAGAAATACGGCATCAACCAGACTCAGCTTGCGACGGCCATCATCGGCCGGTCCATCGCCGTCAATCTCGCCATTCAGGCAGAAACCAAATCCAAATCCAAATAACTCCCACCATGGAATACCAAGACAACATCAAGCTCAGCGCCGTCGCTTCCGCGGCTCTGGTCAAGGCTATCAGCGAAGTGCAGTCGCCAAAGTTCGACGCGAAGAACCCCCACTACGGCAACAAGTATGCTACCCTCGGTTCGCATATTGACGCCATCAAAGGGACTTTCGCCAAGCACGGCTGGACCATCATCCAGCACCCGTCCTCCTACAACGGACAGGTAGGCATCAAGAGCATCCTGCTCCACGTCTCCGGAGATCAGATGGAGTTCTCGGCTCACCTTCCCGTCGACCCGGCGAAGATTGACGCCCAGAAAGCCGGCTCGATCTATAGCTACCTTCGCAGGTACGCGCTGTCGGCCATCGCTAATCTGGCCGCAGAAGATGACGATGGTCAGGCTTCGGTCGAGACGCCCGTGAACACCCACAACACCGGTGTGTTCGCCAAGTCCGGCGCCGACGCCAACATCAAGCCCAAGCAGGCTCCCACGTCCGTGCAGGGTGAATGGCGCAACGTCGCCCTCCACTTCGGCAAGAATAAGGGCCAGACACTCGGATCGCTCCCGGCCAACAGCCTCGATTGGTATGCCAAGGAATGGCAACCCAAGCCGTACGGCGACAAGGGCATCTCCGAAGCCGATATCATCCTTCGCTCCGCCCTCGACGCCTACATCAAGGCCAAGTCCGGCAACAGCGACGAACCCGAAGATAACGTCCCGTTCTGATCCTTCGGCCTCATCGTTCAACGGATAGGACAGGCGTTTCCTAAACGCTTAATCTAGGTTCGACTCCTAGTGGGGCCAATTCGACGTAGTAGCTCAATGGTAGAGTATCTGCCTTCCAAGCAGACTGTTGCAGGTTCAAGTCCTGTCTACGTCACCACTTTTCACCCGCACACACGCACATGAACAACGAACACAACACCAACGCGCGCAAGCGCCCCACCAAGTACCGCAAGGTCACGCTCGTCAAGGACGGCCAGAAGAAGGCGCTCATCAGCGCCGTCATCCCGGCGTCCCTGAACGACAAGGTCAACGAGGCCATCGCTAACAGCGGCCTCAGCCTGTCGGATATCGTCCGGCGCGGCTTGATCCGTGAAGTCGGAGCCATCGCTCTGGCGAAGGAACTGAAGCTCAACACTTCGGCCTTCGGCACGAACGATAGCACCGAGATCCGGTACAAGGCCAACAAGGTGGACAAGGAAGCCAAGGACACCCTCCGCAAGCTCCGCGCCCTGCTCAAGTAAGGCGCGCCACATAGGGGAACAGGGAGGCTTCGGCCTCCCTTTTTTGTGCCCGTACAAGGCGGGAGTTTCTCCAACTCCCTTTAAGGCCGAAGCCACCCCACGTACACAATGAACCGACTAGATCAGCCTGAGGTTGGCGGTTCTTGTGTCAAGCGGCTCCTGACCTCGGTGTGCCCCTCGATCGCCTCCTTGACGCCCCACAGGATGCCCAAGACGACTATGCTCCCGGCCGTCCATTTAAACCATGTGGCGTTAATGAGGTCCTCGATGAGGTAAGGTGCCGCCGCAGTTATTCCCGCGAGCAACAGCAGGGTCACTCCTGCCGCCTTGCCCTTGCCCACGAAGGTGGAAAGCACCAGAAGGCCGGCTCCGCCAATGGCGAATAGTCCGGCCAGCGTGATGCACTTGTTGCGCAACTCGTCAAATGCTTTGGCCCTACGCTCGGCCTCGATCGTCGCCTTTAGCTCGGCGTTCTCCTTGTCCATCTTGTTCACCCGATCGTACAAGGCCGTGGTTTCAGCGTCTACCTTGGCCGCCCGGTCTTCCTCTTTCTTGAGCTCGGCCTTGCTGGTCAGAGCTGACTCATACTTGCGTACCTGTTCGGGGGTTGGCTTGGCTATGCCGTTAAGCCTAGTCTCGGTCAGGGGCAATAGCTCTATGGTCTTAGACTTGATGCTTACTGTCACGGCGGCCGCGGCCTCGGACACCTCTTTCTCGACGCGCGTGATGTATGCGTCCTTCTCCGGGTTCGTCTTTACCACCACGGGTGGCGGAGCCGGCTCTGGCGCCGACTTGCATCCTACTTGAGAAACGAGACAAGCCGAGAGAATAGCGACGACAGGAAGGCTTCCGCGTTTCTTTGCTTTTTGGTCTTTCTTGGGCGCTTGGTGCTCATGTTTATTAAGGAAGGCGACCCTCACTATCAGGCCGATCGCGACCATGATACAGGCGACAGTCAGCGCCGTAGCTACGTCAGCGGAGGTCTGGAGCGCTTGCTGTGCGCTGTTGAGCTTTGCCTCTAGCTTGACGTCGTCGCTTCGGAAGCCGTTGTCCGTTATCAAGAGAGCCATCGTGTTCGAGCTCATGAGAGCATCCAGAACAGACTGCACGACATAAGAGGTATAGACCGCGCAGGCGCCGGCCATGGAGAGTATTACTGCAACTACCCATAACAGGTTATTTGCGTCGCTTCTTGGAGGGCTTTGCTTTGGTGACATTGGATACCTCTCGTTCTCCGCGAGCGCGGACATACTTGATGATGAAGTCCATTATCTCCGGAGCCGCCGCGCCCGATACGCCTATGGCCGCATACAGAGCTCCCTTGGAATGGATATAGTCCTGAGCAACCAGCCCGACGAACACAGCTGTTATGCACGCGGCCAGCGTGCGCCTGATAATCCACGCCAAGCCCACGGGCTCCGGGCTGAGCAACAGGCGAGCTCCCATTGCCGCGGATCCAAGGACGCTGGATATCAGGGAGTCCTTGGCCATGACATGGAAGTCCGTGTCGGGAGGGTTACTCATTCATTTCGCGCTCCATGTTTTCACGTTGTGCCATGTCGGTCCTAGGCCTGCTTTCGGTAGGCCTGATCTGATTAGGATGCTGAGGGTCGCTCAAGCTATCAGTCGGCATCGGGTTGTTTCCGTCCGGTTTGGAACTCTTTTGTTTAGCCTCCACCCGTATCTTAATTCTATCCCCAATGGTATGGCTTGTCTGTCCGCGCTTTTGCCTGATTTCGCGCCACGTCGCGCCAGCAGATCTCTCCTTTGCGTATTCTTCTATCACGCTATCAGGGGTCCTATATCCCGTCCTCTGGCCCTTGACAGACCCTTCCGTGAGTGGCGCCACGCCTGCGTTCTTCCTGAGGTTAAGTATGGCTACGCGGGACACGCCGAGGTGACTTGCTATCTGGGTGTCGGGATAGCCCTTTTTCATTAACTTAACGGCTTTTTTGCGGTCAAACACGCGCACACGCTTGTCTTCCTCGCTACGAGGCGCGGCCTTAAGGGCTGGCTCTAAGGGCGGAAGCTCAAGCCTATCAACGAGCACGTTCTTGGCGTAGCTGATCGGCATCTCTTCCCTGTTCTTCACAGTAGTGAGGAGTGTCTGGAAGCCGGTCTGAGACAGCTGACCAGCTCGAGGACGTTCGCCGGCGGCCATAAGCAGGAACACGCCTTCGGACATTTTCCTCCTGAACGCCAAGTCCATCTCCTTGGTCCTGCCCTCGGGGGAGTGCACGAGCGTAGTCACGACAGGGTGGCGCATGCGCATGATGTAAGAGGCTACCTGATCAGAGGTGGCCTGCATGCCGAAACCGGTGAAGGTAGCGACGAGCGCCCTCACCATGTCCGGCTCATGCGGAGCTCCGTAGGAAGATCTCGCGTTCCCATTTTCACCAATAGCGAGGGGATTGAATGTAGTAGATATCGGCTGGTTCGCCTTGAACTCATTGCTATCGAGCACGAAGTTCGTGACCGGAGCTATCTCTCCTCCGTTTAGCACACCGCCGGCCGCTTCAATGGCTCGCTCGGAGGCGGCATACTCAGGGGTCATCAGCTGATGGCCGCGTTCAAGAACGAGGGCCTTATCTCCGCTGGCATACCGCTGGTTTACGGCCTGCATGATGGCGTCAAACTCAGCGTCAGGCGCATTAAGGCCCCTGCTCCAATTGAAGTCCGCGAACGAACCCTTGTTAGAGGCATGAGATCCGACGACAGTAAGGTCGACGTATCCTCCGACGGGGGCCCACTCCTTAAGGAACGACCTAACCATCCAATTCCCGCCTACATACTTGGAGGACTGCAGGTATCGCTCGCGGAACAGCTTCATCTGTCCTTCGTCCCTTACGTCGACAGACACGATCAGCTTACCGGTCTTGGGGTCCAGCATGTTCATGTTGGTTCCTTCGACCTGAAGTACCGGCCTCTCGAAGGCGTCCAAAGAGTATTCGGCCCTGAACCTCTTGCTAGTTCCGGCTAACATTATGTCGGCCTTGTGCTGAGGAAGCCCGTAATTGGTTATGTATCCCCATCCTCCCATGCCCGTGTGCCTAGGCATCGTGACAAGCGACGCATCCTTGAGCCCGTTGGCGACGAACTTTTCGGCGTCAGACGACCAGACCCGGTGCTGTATGTTCTTCTTTCCGCCGACAAAGGCAGGGCCGTCCGTAGACTGTCTGCGTATCTCTTCCAAGAACCTCTTGTCGTTATCGTACAGCTTCTGGATGGCCCTAGCCAAGGTGCGCTTGGACTCAGGAGGTATTTGAAGGGATATCCTGTCGAGCATGCCCATAAGCATGAAGCCAAGGTGTCCGATTATCGTGGCGCTTGACCCTTCATGGTCGAACTTCTGCCCGTTCATGACGACGCCGGCCGTGTTGTCGTCCATGTCTCCGAGCCTGAATAGGAAGCTTCCATAAGGTCCGTCTACTTCGCTCGGGTTCTTTCCAGTAATCCTTTCGTAGCAAGCCAAGACAGTCTGTATGGCTGAGGCGGTCTCCGGAGCTATTCCCATCAATATAGTCCTTCGGTTCTGACCGATACCAAGGCCGATGGTGGCATCCTCACTAAGTCCGTGCCCGCGCGTCAACTGCCAGCTTGCATCCATGATGCCTACGCCGCGCTGTCCTCGGTTCAAGGAGTCCATGACAGACATTTGAAGCTGCATGGATTTATAGACGTTCTCTCCGGAATAAGGAAGGGAGGCAGGAACCATCCTGTCGTCCCTGTAAGACCCTACATCCGGTATGCCCTTCTTGAGCTCGGCGGCCTTGGCCTCGATGACGCTCGCCTCGGTCGCAAACTCATTGCGCTTGGACAGGCCTGCGAACACCTCGATGACCTGCTTGACGAAGTCTCCGGCAAGGGATCCGCTGTGCCTGTGGTAATTGGCCTCAACGATGCTGATCTGATCCATGGAGTGCCCTTCGGCGCCCCTCTCAAGGACGTAGCTCAAGAGCTCAGCGGCCGCGCGCTCGTGCCCACCCTCCGTCATCGACCTGAACACCCTGTAGGTCCTGTTGGTTCCTTCGGACATGTGGCCTCCGGAGTTGGTATTCCTGACATACAAGCATCCGCCTTGGCCAAGGTAATTGGCGATAGCGTTTACGTAGTCGGCTATGTTCGCGTCTATCTGGTTTAACGGAGTGTTCAGCAGGGACTCTGACGCTTCGGCGTACTCTGATCCACTCTGCCTGACGAGCGATGCTAGGTCCTGAACCATGCTCATGGCCGGGCCGAACGGCTTCGGGTCTGACAGGTTGTCGGTGATACTGATGAACGGCCTTTCTTCGGCAGGAGTCCTTAGCATCTCTTCGTACGCCAATAGGATGGTCTTGCCGGTGAAGGTCTTGGTGTCGGTGTACTTGGCGCGTATCCTTTCGAGCGCGCGCCTAGCTAAGGCCTCGTAGTTGAACTTGTACTCACCCCTAGCGTAAGACGCCACATTCATGGCTATTTCTTCGTCAAGGATGGCCATGCCGGCCAACTCGGTTCCGATCAACCTGTTAAGGTCTCCATGCGACCTCTCTCCGATCAGGGCCAAGGAATTGATGAAGTTGGCAATGTCGGAATTGTCTCCAGCGCCCTTCATTTCGTTAGCCAGCTTCTTTATGACGGCGTGTTGCTCGGCCATCTGTTGCTGGCCTCTCTTCATGATGTTTCCGAGAGTCTGGTTGAGGTTCTCGAGCACATGGATAGAGCTGGTGTCTATCATGGCCAAGGCCGCATCGGTTCCGGCTCCGCCAATTCTGCGCCCAAACGAGTCGGACCAAGTCCTAGTGGACTCTATATTGGCTTTCATGCGGGCCTTGATAACGCTGAGCACTCGCTCAGGTATGTGCTTGAAGCCGTTTCCTACCTGATACGGGGACAGCATGCCCAAGAGCTCATGGTCGAACTCCATCGAGGGAACCCTGTCGGGTATCTCGAGCTGGAACTTGCCCCTAAGGCTGGCCTTCAGGCTTTCGGGGGGTTTTACGTCGCGGCCGGTGCCCCTCAAGAGGCCCGGAACCTGAACCGCCAAGATGCCCCTGTTGAGCATGTCGGTGGCATCCAGCTGAAGCCTCATGAAGATATTAGCCGGCGCCGCAGATCCGACTCCAACGCCTCCGTCTCCGTCGGGCGCCATCATCGTAGCCACAAGCCTTCCAGACACGAAGTCCGTGACATTGTTAGCCATCGCCCTAAGCTGTGCCGCCTTCTCAATCATCTCCTTGAACTGAGGAACGGCCGCCAATGCCGCTTCTTCGTCCGGCCCAAGGGGAAGATAGACGGCCATGTCCTCTTCGATGCCGACGCCTTCAATCTTCTGCGCGAAGTCAGACTGAACTTCCTCGAGCAGGGTTATCGGATAGGCGAGGGGAACGAGGGAGTACTTGCGATCCCCGCCGACAAGCGCTCCGCTGAAGCCAAGCGGATCAGCAAAGCCCTCTATCGACAGGCCGGATACGGACAGGGATTGGCTAAACCTAGAGTGTCCTATCTCGTGTACGCCCTTGCTTCCGCCGATGTTTCCTCCGCCCGGCATCTTATCGCCGAAGTGTCCATGGCTGGAGTGAGGCTCCATTATTTTCTTGAGCGCAACCCTTACGGATAGAACCCTTTGAGCCGTGCTAAGCAGGGCTTGGTTTGCCTCGAGTTTGGCAACGTCCTCCGGGCTGGTCTTATCCAATAGCGAGGTCTTGATCGCCTTAAGCTGGTCGATGTAGCCCGTAATCTGCTCGGTGGCATACTTGTCGGCAAACCTGACGACAGGGTGGGTCTGCACGTGCTGGTAGCCGGAGGTATATCCTGCCCAGAATTTGTTGTATGAGTTATCCAAGGCCTGACCGGTAAGGTTCTCTAGGCCGATTTCAGCCGTGGAGCTAGACCATCCGTACGGGCCGTTCTGCTTGGTGAACTCCATGGGCAGTCCCATGACCCTAGTTCCCATTGCAAACTCATCCACCATCTGCCTGAGAGGCAAGACAAGCTCGGGCATGACCCCTCCGACAAGCGCGGTGATTTCATCGTTAGACCTGATCGCCGCAATGTGGTCGTTCATCGTAAGTCGAGCCGTCTCGAGTCCTACGTAATTAAGATTGGCGAACGTATCGTCTCCCTTGTGGGCTTCCTTGGTCAGGTTGACTATCTTGTCTTGTATGCGCTTGGCCAGCTGTGCGGCGCCCAAGTCTTTGAGCTCATTCAGATCCATTCCAATCCTCTGGGCATACGTAAGGAGAACCTTATTAACCCCGGAGATGGCCATCAGGGTCGCGTCGGCGTTCTTGTTGCCTGCCTCCACTAAGGCTTTGTGCGTGAGCTCCAGCCTTTCCAAGCCAGCAAGCATTCCAGAGATTGCCTGATGCTGGTTCATGCGCGTCTGAAGGACGCTGTCCGGCATATAGGGCATGACGTACCCGCCCTTGATCCTATGGGCGTTATCTCCGCCGGCGACGCCTCCGCCAAGCGCCGCAATGGCGCCAAGCTTGAGCTCAGGAGTGGTGAACAAGTCGTGCCTGCGCAACATGGGTATGGTGGCCGCCAAGAACTCGGCGACGTCCATCCTAGTCAGCTTGGTCGCCTTGGCGTTGATGAACAGGGCGGCAAGACCGGTCTGCCTCATCTCTTCGCCGGACACGCCGGCTTTCTTCATAATCTTAAACCAATCCTCGCCACCCATGGCTTCCAGCTTCTGGCCGTTGGGAAGGGCGCCCATGATTATGGCGTTCATCGCTTTAGAGGCGAAGCCCACAGGCCCCATCGGGGATCCGAAGTTAATCTTGGACCTCACAATGTCATTCAGCTCCTCCATGGTCTTTCCTCCGACCATCATGAGGCTTTCCCCGGGCGTGAACCTGAGGTGCTTGTTGGCTCCGAGTCCTCGGGCAAGGGCCCTCGCGGACTTCTTGTCCATGGGGGTGTCCATGTCGCCTACGAAGTGGGCGTCGTTCTCCATATCCCTGAGCCTCATGCCATCGACCATCTGGCCTTTTACGACCGAGGTGTCCGGCATGAAGGGGCTTGCCGGAGTATCAGGCCCGTCAACGACCTCGACTTCTCCTGCCGCAAGCGCCCTAGCTATGTCGGATCCTCCGCGCGAGGCGGCCATCCTGTTGGCGAAGGCATTAGCCTGCTCCGGGGTCTTGAACGCTATCGCCTTAGGCCCAAGCCTTAGGCCTCCTTCGGCGTCGAACATCATGGGCGCGTCGAACTGAACGACATGGGCATGGTATCCGGTAGCGCCCTTAGGAATGGTGCGCTTCCAGATCTTTATGCCATGCATGTTCTTGGCATCCCAAGAATACTTAAGCAGGTCAGCCCTGCCGGGGAACATGGAGGCTATCGCCAGACCCGTGTCTCCGTTGGAGGCGAGAACCCTTTCCGTGTCCGGGAGGAAATAGCCGTTCTCCCCAGACACCATCTTGCCTATGAGGGAGTCGATATCATCCATGAGGTGCGGACTTATCATGGCGGCCGTCTCCATCATGCTTTTAAGTATTTCGTCAGGCAGGCTTCCGGGTTGCTCGCCGGAGTACCTCATCCTCATGCCGGACTTGCCGGGCGCGGTTCCACCCTTGGTGGGAAGCTTCCTGTTCTTTTCATAGGCAAGCTGTCCCGACCATTGAGAGAACGAATAGGCCCTCCCGTGCCTAGACTGATGCTCGATCGTAAGTCCAAGCACAGGCTCCATGTGGAGGGCCAATATGGCGTTGCGGATCTGCTCAGGGGTAGAGCCGGCAGGCAGAACCATGCTGACATACCCGTTGGCGGCCTGATGCCCGTTGAGCTGTGCGGCTATCTCAGCTTTCGCCTGAGGCGCTACGTTCGGATCCTCAAGGTAGGCTTGTATCATTCCGTCATCCAAGCCCTTCGTGATTATCCTTTCGCCCGTATACGTATTGAACGAAGCTCCGGTGAACTCCCCTCTGGTCTGGTGGAAACCCTTGGTCTTGTTGAGCCGTGCGGCCCTGATGTGCTGACCCATTATTGCAGGGTCTTCATGGCTAAACAGAGCCGCCAGAGGGTGCTCCATCACGGAAAGCATGTCAGCTATTCCGACATGCGAGTTGATGCGCATCGGTATAAGCATGCCGTTTTGCTGATCCCAGCCGAGGCCTTCGATCAGGCTGAACCCGTATCCGGGCCGGCGCTTGGTGAGCATCTTGTGGTCTAGCTTGTAGCCAAGATGGTCGCCGGTGACGTTTATCATTATCCTTCCGTCGGGCAACCTCTGCCATGCGTATCCCTTCTTGGGGGCGAACTCGGCCATCTGGTCGGGCGCCGTATTCTTTCCCGTACCCAATCCTGTGGTCATGCCCATGCCGTGCGCTATGCCCTTGGGAGGGTTATGCGCGACAGGGGAAGAAGACATTATGGTCGGAGACACATAGGCCTCATTCGCTACACTCGCGGCGTAGCCTGCCTGCAGGGTCCTGTTGATTGTCTTTACGCCCCTGTTATTCCAAGTCTTGGTGAAGTCCTTTGCCGGAGTTCCTTGGATCGCGGAGCCAAGCATCATCGGGTCTGCCCCAACGTAGGACAGGTGGTGTCCGGCGGGAGCTACGTCCAGAGACTTCTGTCCAGCCCTCCTGAGCTCGGCCACGATAGACTCTACCATGGCCGCCCTGACTACTGACGAGCTAAGCGGAGACCTTCCCGTCCTAGACGGGGAGACGACCACTCCTTGGGACTCGGGAGCCGTATAAGAGAAGTCCTTGTACTGAGGGACACCCAGCAGGGCCGCCAGCGCACCGCCTTCTTCGACGCTTACAGTCTCGTGCCTTACGACTCCCGCCTGAGTATTGCGAACGTAGTACCTAGCGCTTTCGTCTTTAAGTATTTCGGATCCCTTGCCGAAGCCGTACGGAGCTCCCTTGGTATAATGATGGCTCGTCATTATAAGGCCATCGTTGCCGACATTGTCGGAAGTGGCCGAGTAGAACGTTCCGGGGCCATAGCCCATGAGGTACCCGTCGGTCACGCCTCCCGTCTCAACTCCCTCGAAGGTCGGAAGCTGGAACCTGACGGCTTCTTCCGTGTTTAGGCCGAACTTAGGCCTGCGGCCCTCAATCCTCGCCAGCCCTTTCATCATGTCGACGACGGCACGGGCGCCCTCTCCGTAGTCATGCATGTTCACGCCATATATCAGCCCTCCCTTATGGCTTCCCATCATTCCGTACTGCCCGGAGTGAGATAAAGATCCGTTAGTAAGATCCCTTCCGGCTCCCGGAGTGCGAACAAGCCCGTCATTTACCCTTCCTGACTTCCTTATGTCCGCGATCGTGGTTGGGTCGTAGGCCGTAACGTGGTCAACGAACCTACGCACAGTAGAGATCTGGTCCGCGCTGAATACGCCGCTGGACTCAAGGGCGGGCAGAACCTTGTCCTTGATGAACATGTTCCCGGCCATTGCGTATATCTGAGATATCTCAAGGGCGGATATGGTGTGCCCATGCCTAGCGGATCCACTTCCGAAGCCAGACTGAGGTCCGGACGCCAGCGTCTCTAATATCTGATCGGTATCCTCTCCCCTCTTTATGAGCTCAAGGACGATCGATTTGGTGGGCTCGGAAATTCCGTCGACCACCCTGCGGATGTTTATCATCGTCGCGGCACCCCACACATACTTCGCATACGCTTGCGCGAAGTCGTTCTTATTGGCATCACCCATTATCACGCGGGAGGTGGAGCCGAAGAAGCCGTGGTCTTTCAGGTATCTGTCCAAGGCCGCGAACGTCGCTTGGTCATGATGCGCAAGCTTTCCAAGGACGACGTCCATGATGGTTTCGCCCGTCATGGTTTCCATCAGGTTCCTAGGGTACCAATTGTCCTTGAACCCGAGCATGGAGCTCCTGATGAATGAAACAGGCCCCTGATAGCCGGCGGGAAGCGCGGTCAAGGCCCATAAGGCTATGTCGGTCGTGCGACCTACCCTTTTGCCGATAGACTTGGCGGACACGTCTGCGCCGTGGGCTTGATCGAACGTCCTGACCCCATCCGCGGCTTCGTCGTCGGCGAACAGGTTCAGGCTCTGGTGCCAACCCTCAAGCATGACCATGGTAGGCTTGTGAGCTATCTCGTGTCGTTCATAGACCCCGGTGCCGGTTATCGCGTCGACTATGCGGGCTTCCTTTATGTCCCTAGAGTCAGCCAGACCCTCGAACGCGCTGGTAAGGACGAGCCTTCCGTCAGGTCCGATATAAGTGCGGACTACGGACGTCTGGCTTAGCGGCCTGAATGATCCGTAATCAAAGCTGAGCGCGGCTTCTCCGATGCCTCCGTATCCTCCCCATCGTGTGACAGAGCCCATCGGGTTGGCGAAGTTCGCCAGAGCGACATTCATGTCCGGCCTGTCGGATACCTGATAAGCGGTGGTCAGGAAGGCTTTTGCCTTTTGCAGGTCGTTGCTCAGATCGCCCAAGGCGAGAGCCTGAACCGCGCCCGGGTTTTCCATGAGGGCTTGGTGGACCCCGCTTCCGCTAAGGCCGGTGTCGGCGTACGAGTGTATGGCGTCCGCGACAATCCCAAGAGTGTATCGGTTATTGTAGGCCTCAATCGTGGATAGGATGTTACGTCCCATGGCGATGAGGCGCTGGGACGCGTAGATAGTGGAAGCTATGGCAGGGTCCATGCCCCTGCTATCGATCATGCTCTGGGATGACCCCGGCCTGCTCTGGTCGCTGGTCATGTTTATGTCCTGAGCCAACCCCATGAACACTTGGTCCGCGCCGACATTGACGCGTCCATTGGTGCCCGGGCTATTGGTTCTCTCTGCGCGAGCTACTTCAATTTCCTGTCCCCATATGTTCACGGGGATGACGTCCGGCATGTTGGGGCCGACTTTTACGCTTACGCCGCGCGCGAGCTCAGTATTACGAGCATCGGAAGTTGATCCGAGGTTATCCAGACCCCAAGAAGGGGCCGAACTGATCCCGGCCGTTCCTAGGTACCTCGCCCTAGCGCTGGCGGTCCTGCTAAAGGCTTCGGTGGCTCCGCCTATGAGCCCGAAGGCCGGAAGAAGGAGGGCGTTATCCGTGCGACCTTGGGTCCATCCGAGCGCGTGCTCTGCCGCCTTTTCAAAGGCCTTACCTACTGCGCTGGCATCCGAGTTATGGGTGCCGATCCTCATGTCCAGCCTGCGCCTAAGGTCGTATATCGGGCCGCCCATATCGTTGTCGGCCGTTCCTATGGTAGAGCTGGTGATATCCTTAAGCGCTGCGGTGAGGGCCGTCCTGTACATGTCGGCGAGTATGTCTACGCCGTTCGCCATCCCTTCCTCGCCTTGCTTAAGTATGTGGTCGGCTACCTTTTCAGCCAAAGGCGTAAGCGCCATCAGAAGGCTCTCTACCCTCGCGCAATACGAATTAAGGACAGCTTCGCTGATCTTGCCGAGCTCATAACCCGATCTCATATTGGACAGCCTTTGAACGTGCTTGAACACGACCTCGTTAGTAGCCGGATCGTGATACTTGCCTATGAACCTACTGAACCTTTCTCCGCCGAGCAACTTCTGCAGGGCCTCGTTGCCCCTCCAAGAAAGCCTAACCTCGGTGTTAAGCATCTCCTGAAGGAACATGATGCCAGAACCCGGAGAGCTCAAAGTGGCGGCGTTCACTACGGACCTCAACGGCTTCGAGCTGGTGTTTTCGCCCTTGGATATCACCTCATTGATGAACAGCGACATTTTAGCCCTAAACGAAGAGCTGGGTCCGGCCTCTCTTTGCGCGGTCCTCACCTTGCCGACGAAGTTCTCATCAGCGTTAGCCAAGTTCAATAGTATGTTTTTCGCTCCAAGGGGAGCCTGCATGACGCTCTCAAACGGAACGTCGTGCATGACGGCCACTATCTCGGCAAGCTCTCCGGCAGACATTGATATGCCGGCGAAGTTCTTGTCTATTTCGGCAAGCTTGGCCATGGCTATGCCGTCGCTGTCGACGCCGGCCATCCTGAAGGCTTCGACTATTCCTCCTCCGGTCATCACTAAAGGGACTGATCCGGCGTGGATAGCATTGAGCACGGGGCTCTGCATCGTCACCATGCTGTCTACCTGAATGGTGGCGCCCATGGCTTTGGCCAGATCTTCTATGCCCACGGAAATTCCGTCCTTCGACAGGCCGGCCAGAAGCGCGAAGCCATTCGAGAAGTTCATCCTTGATCCGGACTCCGGGGTGTTGATGAACCTGTTGGACTTTATGAGGTCCACCAGAGCGTTTTGGGTCTCGGTAGTCTTCGGATTAACCTGATGGAACGCGGCGGACTCGGCGACCTTTGAGTCTATGCTAGCCATGTCCATGTTCCTTCCTTGCGGAAGCTGGTCCATCGGGAACTCCCGGTAAAGATCCACGGCCTTATTGACCATGTCGCTTACGTTCATGTTCTTGCTCCTCACATCCCCAGCCCATCCTTCGGCGCCCCTCAGGTTGCCGATAGAGAAGACGAACTCAGGCTTGCCGTCGGCGCCGATGCGCCAGCCTCTGCTAGAGTAGGAGACGTGATGCAACGCATTGCCGACGTCTCTGATGGTCACGTAATGCGAAAGCAGGGCCGCCCTCGACATCATCCTCATCCCAAGCCTGAAGGCGTTGGGGGTTCCTCCGGCAAGAAGCTCGGAGGTGAATGTTTCGGAGCCCTTTGCTCCGCCGATCATGAACAGGCTGTCGTCAAAAGGAATAGCGAGGCGCGGGTTGTCCGCGACCTGACCTATGTACTTGCCGACCTGATAGAACATGGCCAGATCCCTGTCGGGAGCCGGTATGAACCGAGGACTAGCGGCGAGCTCCTTGGTGGTCATCTTCGCCCTTCCTTCCGTGACCCTTGCGGTTATTTCGTCTGGCTGGGCATGGTACATCATGCTTCCCATGGCGTTAGCTATCTTAACCATGTGCCATTGGGCCCAATTGCCCGGCATCTTTCCTCCGCGCGCGCCAAGGTCTTCATGAGCTTCTAGGAGCTGAGCCCAGAGCTGGGACTGACCCCTAAAGGACATAGTCCTCAGGTTGTGCTGTACGCTGGGAGCCAAGCTGTCGAACAGCGTGGACCAAGACGGATCCTCTATGGACAAGAACCTGCGGTTATCCTCGATCTCGCGCAACAGGGATAAGGATGCGACCTTAGGGTCGGCTTGGCCTGCCTTTACCTGCGACTCAAGCATCCTGACCTTGGTAGAGATCAGGGATACGGCGGAGTTGGCGTCGTTCAGCTTAGCCATGGCGCTGTTATACACAGCCGGGTCCATGGAGGACTTTTTGCTCGCGAGCGCGCTGGCAAGCATGTGATAGGTTCCGTCCAAGGCCTGAGTCCACCTGATGGTCTCAGGTATGACATTCCTCATCATCTTTTGCGCCAGAGGGGCGTGGATGATGCGCTCTATGGCGGCCGTAGCCGTAGCCTCGTCGGCCTGCCTTATGGTCTTATTCTTACTGTCAAAGCTGAGTATTCGGCTGGTCTCATGTTGCATGTGGCCCACCTTGAGAACAAAGGCTTCGTCAATGTCCGAGCCGAAGGAGTCCACGACAGGCGTATCTTCCGATCCGCCAAGCATCTTCTCAATCTTAGTTAGCGCGGCCGGACCTGAGAATATCATGTCCCGGGCATCAAACTTGCCGGTCTCGCTGTCGGTCAGGCTCCAATCCCAGATCTCAGCCCATCCCTCGGCGTGATAGATCATGTGCTGGATCTCGTGGATGATGACCCTCCTGAGGTTCTCCTCGTAGGTGAGGCCGCCCTTGCCCTTGTAGTCTATGAACTGACCGGCGAACTCACTCTTGATGCCGTCAGTAGCGTCGTATTCCGCCAGCTCATCCCTGAGCAATAGGGACACGTCCAATGCTATCTTGCCAAAGCCGCCAGACCCGTAGTAACCGGCTCCAAAGGTTCCGTTCTCAAAGGTTATCTGGGTCTCTCCCATGCCCGGATAAAGCCCGAACAGCTCGTCGTGGTTGAATATGTCTTTCAGCCTGAGGCCCTGCCTGTTGGCATGGTCCATAAGGGCCTCGGTCCAAGGCCCGTCATAGACTCCGGAAGCTATCTCAGCTACGGCGGCCTTGATGTGCCCATCCGGGTCAGTCATTCCATTGGCGACAATCATGGCTACGCGCCCGCCGAACTTGTCCATGCGAAGGCGAGACCTGCTATCCGATATCTCGAGATAATCGAATTCATTGCCGAAGAAGTCCTTTGCCTTCCCAAGGAGGCCAAGACCTCGCATCAGGTCCTTTCTGTCTGAGTCTAGTCGCTCAATAGCTTGGCGACCAGCAAGCATCATCAGGCTCGATGCAGGATCATTGATGTTGTTGATCGCCCTAGCTTCAAGGGTTACGAAGCCGTTCCTCAGGAACTCAGCGCCCCTTCTGGTGTGCCCGGTCCATTTTTCCTTCAGGTTTGTGACGTACCTAGAGTCCTGATCGGCAAGCTCCGAGTGCTGTATTCCCTGAAGCACCTTAGCCATCCCGGAGACGGCATCTGCCCTTTGCAGGTCAGCTCCAAGCCTAGGGGGAAGACTGCTAGAGGTTTGGCCCTTTCGGATCAAAGGCCCCATGTCGCTTCGCGGGCTGAGGCTGGCGAAGTTAAGCGCCATGCCCGCAATGACTTCCTCGGCGAACTGCACCTTCTCCTGCGGCATGATGCCATCAAGCAGCGCAGTCAAGTTAGCCATTATGGGAGCGATGGTGGCAGGGTGGCCAAACATAACATCCCCACTTGAGGCAATAAATTCCTTGGCAAGGACGTCTATGAAGTTGGTCTTAATGTAGGCGACGTCTTCCTTTGACATGTACCTGCGGAGATACTTATAGCCTGCATCGTTAGATGACCTAATCATGTTTGCTATGCCGGCCTTGCTCTTCGTGCGCATGGCAAGCGCCATGCCTGCAGGGCTTATAGACCTGTCGCCCGGGTTAAAGAACATGTCTCCGGGGACCTGAGCCCCATCCACAAGGCCCATGTTCTTCGGGACTTGGGTGGAGGTCATTCCGGAGCCCTGTCCGCTTAGCAGTACACTTTCGTCAGTCGTGCTAACTATGTATGATATGTCCGAAAGCTTTCTTCCGAGGTGCGCGCTACTACCCGGATCTCCCGACAGAACAGTAAGCACGTTGCCCTTTAGCATCGAGCCCTTGCGGTCCATCACATGCCTGAACCTTCCCGGCGTGAAATGGTTCACGTTGTTCATTATCCCGACCGGAGAAAGAGTTACCCTATTGGGACCTTGAACGATGCCCGGAGGATAAGAGATCGACGGGGCGGTGGTGTATTCGGAGTAGGCGCCCATAGATGGGACCGGCCCGCCCGTCAGTTCACGAGTGCCTCTTATGCCAACTTCTCTGTCCGTCGTGGTCTTTATTTCGTGGTGATACCTGTTGTCCTCGAACTGAAGATTGTGGATCAGGAATTGGAGCTTCGCCATGTCCTGAGCTCTGGCTAAGTCAGGATCGGCAAACTGAGTGTAATTATTCCTATCCATGGCCACCCTGATCGCCCTGAACACGGACTCCTGCGACATGAGTCCCTCTATGTCCGGGTCATTTATGTTGGCTAAGACGACGAAGAGTGCTCCCTCCTTATTGCCGGAAGCGTTAGGCCTTACCCCGTCGGGCCCGAACTCAGCTATGACCGACTTCCTGTACGGACCATCCTTACTCGCCGCGGCCTTGGCGGTATCAATGAAAGCCTTGACGTGAAGGGCCGCGTCCGGGCTGTTAAGCTTAAACCTAAGCGGGTTCGCGTTGGAGCCCATGACAGAGTCTATCAGGCTCTGGTACTCTTCGGTGAACCTAGGGGTCTGGGCCTCGTGGTACATCAGCCATTCATTGGGGACGCCGCCGGCCTGTATCATTTGGTTATACTCGGCCGCGTTCTTGGCCTGTATGACGAATGGCTTTACGGGATCTCCAGACTGTATCGAATGCTGATTGGCAAGCTCGGCAAAGGCCGGACCAAGGGTTCTGGCAAGCGCCGGATTTTGTCCGGACATTATGGAGGCCTGAAGCGCAGGAGTTATGGTGACTCCATATGCCGCGAAGCTCTGTCGCTTGGATATGACTGACCTATTTACGCCATTTGGATCTACGAACGGAAGTTTGCTGCTCGACCCGGGAAGACTTAAGCCGAACAACTTATCAATTCGATCTACAAGGTGCTCCGTTATGTCTGCCTTTTGATCCTGCACGACGGCATCAAATGCCGCCTCGACTGTGGCGTAATCGTTGGATCCGACTTCCATCGCGTCTGCGATCTGCATGAAGTTGAAAGACATGCCCCTTCCATTGGCCGACGGCATAGGTATCTTCCCATCCTTAAAAGCCTTCGAGACGCGCTCGGCCATAGCCATGCGAAGCGCCATCTGCCTATTGGCCAAGTCAGATCCATTCGGAAGAGACTGAAGGGCCCTGATCCAAGCAGGGGAGAACCTGACGGCTTCATTGCCGGCATTGGTGGCCTCCATGTCGGACGTAAGCGAGCTCTTGCCAACGCCGACCCTAACAGAGTCATCGAACCCGCTGTTCGGTATCAGGGAATTGACCTTTGCGGTTATGCCTATGGACGCCCACACCTTCTCGTTGATCGGATTTCCAGCCGCGTCGGTCATGTTTCCGTTGGCGTCTATCTTCACTTCAATGTCCCTTATTGCTCCAAGAAGCGTAGAGGCAAGGCCTCCGGGAGCCCCTGAAGAGGCATGAAGTATTGCGCTAGACCTGTCGTGCAGGCCCTTGACCATGAACGAAGGAGTGGAGGGGAACAGGAGCTCTTCCTCGCGCCCGTTGACGACGACAGTATGTCCTTCCTGTGCCGGCTGAAGGTCCGCCTCGTCGTAGTTAGCTACCTCCTTGTTGGCCTTATCTATGGCGCTCTTTACCGACTTGAAGGTTCCGACCTTGATGCCGAACATGTCGAAAAGGTTAAAGCCCTTTTCTCCCTGATAGATCTCAAACCCGTTCCTGTTGCGCAGGAAGCTCATGCCGCCGGCCAGAGGAAGCTTCTCGAAACCGGAGAACATCATGTTGCGCGTGATCCCTTCGTAGGCGGAAGGGACGTACGGGAACAAGGGAAGCCTAGAGCGTGCGTTCCAAGAAGTGGGGTGCATGCGGGTGTCCGACATGGTGTCGAACCTCATGCTGTAGAACGGCCTGTTAGGGTCGTCGGCTCCGCCAAGGTATCCGTTGGCCGGGGTGTTGATAAACGAGGCGTCCTTGGGCTTACGCCCGCCGAAAGTCTCGTACATTATGTCCCTGACTCGCTCGGCGTCGGCGCCGAAGCGCGGCCTAAACAGCTCGGCAGTAGGAACCCTAGGCCCGTTAAGTCCGGACTGATTGATGACGTAGTCCTGATAGCTCTTTACGAAGTCGTCGAAGTTTCCGCCCCAGAGTTGCTGGACGTCTCCACGCTTGAACATCTTCGTCAGCCTTCGGTTCTCGGCGGCAACGTCCAAAGAGTGGACGACAATATTACCCTGAGGAGATCTGAGGGGGTTTCCGTCTTTGTCCTTATCCTTGAAGTATACCTCTACGCTGAGAGGAACAAACGTCCTGTAAGTGACGGGCACGTCTTCTCCGGTAAGCCTGAACACGGCCGCGCCACGCCGCACTTGCTGAGTGGCGGCAAGCAGGGTGCAGTTCATCACGTTGAACACGGGGTTGCCCTGAGCTCCTTGACGCGCGATGTGTATCATTCCGGCAAGCTCATTGAACTCCCTGTCCGTAAAGGCTCCGGATTTCCTGATGGCCTCTAGGCCTTCGCCGTTGATCTGCTCAAGGAATATACGCTTAGTCCCGTCGCTACCTTCTTGGATTAACGGCCTTATGTTTTCGGGGAGCTGGGATATGCTTCCGAGTATCTTCTGCGACTGAGCCGTAGCCAGCTCGTCGAGCTCCTTCTTGGGCTTGAGCCTCATGCCTCCGCCGGCGACGGCATTGAACAGGTGCTCCTTGCCAGAGGTCTTAGCCAAGGCTTCCTGCCTGAGGGGATCAAGGGTGCTTACGCTGACCTCTCCGCGCGTGTAGGCGGACTTAATGATGGACTCAATCCATGTATCCATGGCCTTGAGTCGGACAACTTTTCCGTCATCGTACGCAGAAGTTTCGATGGCCGGGTTTCCTTCTTCGTCAAAGAGCTTTATGCTTCCATCTTTGTTGGTCAGCTTGCCCTTGATCTCTATGCCAGCCAGCTCTAGGTCGGATATAATACGGCTGTTGTTGGCGGCCGCCCTGTTTTCAGCCCAAGCCCTGAGCATATTCCGGTGAACCGGATCCTTGACGTACTTGTCCACGGGGAACACGTTGCTCGTGGCCGCATGGTAATAGGCGAAAGCTTCTTCGGCGGTTTTGGTCAGGGTCTTTACCAGCGCGATGTGATCTAAGTTACCCCTAAGGTCTAGCGTTCCCGTGGTGTAGAGGTGCCTGAACTCTGTGACCAAGTTCTTGGTTGAAGCTCCATACTGCTGTGCGAGCTCATTGGCGTTGGCGACCTTAAGCGAGGCGTGATACTGATAGGCCTGAAGGGCGCTATAATGCTGTATGACGGACTCCCACGCAACGTCAGGCATGACGCCCAAGTCTTTGGATGCGCCGAATATGGTAGAAAGATACCTAGGGCTAAAGGTCTTTCCGTGGTGCTTAGGCTGTCCGGTTATAGGGTCAGGAATGGATATGTTATCCATGTCTCCATTAGCCTCGGCTACGGACCTGAAGAGCATGTGCGCGATCTCATGCCTTCCAGAGGTAGGCCTGTAGGCGTCGGAGTTTATGGCGATTAGCTTCTTGACGTTTCCGGGCGTGAGCTCCACGTCCGAGAACATGGCAGGGTTGTTCCCAAGGTTTCGGAACTCGGCCCTCATCCTTTCGACATGATCAGCCTTCATGTTCGACTCGATTAAGACCTTGTCGAATTCAGCCGCGCTGTTGCCAAAGTAGAATATGACGTTCCCGTCGCCGTGAAGACCCGTCTCGTGGGCAATAAGGGTGGACAGGTGCGACATTTCTATCGCCGAGGTCCTGAGGTCGCCGAACGACTGAACGTGATCCGAGAAGCGCCTAGCCATCTCTCCTGCGGTGACGCCATGAAGCCTAGCAAAGCTAGGAACGACGAACTGCTTGAAGTTATCTACTACCCTCTGGTCTTGGTGGGTGTAGTTAGTGTATGCGTGGACATGCCGGACAGTTCCGGAGATGCCGCCCCATCCGATACCCATTCCAAGGCCTGCTCCGGCGCCTTCTTCGCGAGAGTTAGCGTATCCGAGTCCTGCGCCTATTATGCCATCCCTGAACATCGTCTTCAGGGCCTGACCAGACATGCTGGGGGCCCATCCTATCGACGCGTTCAATCCCTTGGCGAGAAGCTGTGCCTCGCGGGACATGGTGTCGGCGCCCTTCGCGGTTCCGGCGGCAAGCCTTTCAAGGGTGGTGGCACCAAGGACGTCCATCTTGACGTTAACCTTACCAAGAGCTCGATCAACTACGTCGGCGCCGGCGACCTGAGCCAGCTCTCCGAACGCTTCCAATCCAAAGCTTCGCAAGAAGCCCATGGCAGGATGCCTTACAGTAGATCCGATCACTTCTGCTCCAGCTTCAATTACTTCGGCCGTGGCCATGTTGCGCACGGCGTTCCCAGCGAAGTCGCCTCCGAGCTGGGCCGCGGCTTGGCTCGTTCCGTATATCGCTTTGAACGGAGCCTTGACGACCTTGCCGGTCGTTTCGAGTGCCTTGCCGGTTGCGATAGCGGCGTAGTTGCTGAGTCGTTCTGCGGACCTAGCAGACCAAGCGGCAAAGGCTCCAGACTTGGCGGCGGCCTTCGGGGCGGCCATCGCGGCAAGCCTAGCGGCGGTAGCCGGCGTAGACATGCCGCTGGACATTACTATCTCAGGGATATCAAGGACTGCGTAAGAAAGTGCGTTGGCGAACTTAGGGTCCACCAGCTTGTTGAACATCTCCTTGTATCCTTCAGGCAGTAGCTCTCCAACGATAGTCCCCTTGCCCTCCATGTACTCGTAGGACTTGTTGTTATGCTCGCGGGCCTCATGGAAGTGCCTCATCTGCGAGTCAATGTCCCCGTCATCAACGCCAGATACCCTCATCATCCAGCTCTTCAGCTTGAAGAAAGGACTGCCCGGGTCTTCGGATTGGGCAAAGATGCCATACATATCCCTGAGGCCCTTTGCGGCCGCCTCTACTGTGCTGGCCGCAAACTTATCCGGCCGAAGTGGTGCGTTGGCAAGGCCTCCTAGCTCTTCGGCCATTTGGCCTAGCGCCCCTTCTGCGGCCTTCATAATGTCCACCTTTCGAGTATCCATGTACTCGCTCATCATCCTGAACGCCTGCCTGCCCTGCTCGTCGTGCGTAAACCTAGCAGATCTGTTCTGCTGGAAGAACTCAAAGTAGTCCTTGCCCGTCATCTGGCCGTTGGCCACGGGCTCCTGCTCTGTCTGCTCTGTCTCGAAGTTAAACGAGGGCGCAGGAGCGACGCTTACTCCTCCAGCGCTGAGGCTGGCCATCAGATCTCGCGTCTTCTGTACGTCTAGATCTGCGTTAACTTCGGTTTTCTGGGGCTCCGGAGAGGTAGGCTGTTCCATTAGAAAGTGACTCCGCTAGGGGTAGGGGTTTTCCCTCCCTCACGCGTGGCCGGAGCCTGTCTCTTCATGGGTATCAAAGCAATTCCATTCTGGTCGGCCGCCCTGAAGATAACGTTGGTCAAATCGTTGCGTAGCTTATTCAGCTTCACGCTCTCGTTGCCTCTCAGGTTGGTGAACCAAGTAGACGCGGCCTGAGGGATACTTCCCATGATCATGTTCATTTCACCCTCTGAGACGCTGGCCAAGCTCTTTGTCCCGTTAAGGACTTTCAGGATACCGGTGGCAAGCTGGCTCTCGATGGCTTTTGCCTCTGCGGCCCGGACAGTCGGAGACAGGGACCCTATGTATCCGCTATCACTATACAGGGTATCTAGCCTATCAAGGAGCCCCATTATGCGCTGGGTGTCGTTAAGGCTAGTCCTGAAGGCGTCGGCGTTCTCGTCTCCGCTTGTGAACGGAATGACGCCTATGCCCTTCTTTTCGGCGTACCACCTAGTGGGGACGCGCATCCGTCCACCCTTCCCGTCGTCCAGATCTATGTTGCCCTTAGGCGCCATTGCGAAGGCCCCAAATGAGCCAAGGTCAATCTCCTGACCCATGTCAAACAATGCCGACCCGGTCGACTTTGATATTGTTATGGCCGCATTTAGGTCGCCCGTCTGACTGTAGAACTGCTGGGCGGCATACCTCGGGTCTGCCTCCCTTTTGGCCTGCGCGATCGCCTGAGACGTCGCCACCCTTTGCTGGCCAGCCATAGCCTTTTGGTAGCCTTGCCTATAGGCGTCAGCCTGCGCGGCAAAGCCTTTCCTTCCCTCTGCCTCTGCGCGGAAGCGGTCGAGGATTATAGACCTGTCATAGCCCATTGCCTCGGCGATATCGCCATCATTGGCCTTAGACATGTCCGGCCCGCGTGGCGCAAGCGGGTTAGGCATGTCGGCAATGTCAGCCTCCTGCCCGGCTATCATCGAAGCGATATTGTCGTCTTCTTCTTCGGGCGTGATCATGATTATCGGGCCGTAAGCCGCTTTTCATCAAACGGGCCCATATGGGAGGCGGCCTCGTTGGTGGTCTTGAGTTTGTCTTGAGCGCCCCTGACGTCCCTATCTCCGTACATGATTTCCCCGGTAGACGTGTCGGCCTTCACGATCTTCCAGCCATTCATTCCTGCGGCAGGATCTACGTTTACGGCCAAGTATTGAACCTTTGAGTCCCTCCCATTCCTTCCCAGAGGTATGACTCCATCTTCGACCTTAATCTTGGACTTGGAGTTCTTAAGGGCAACTAAGGCTTGATTGACTATGTCACCGGCCGTCTTGTTGGTGCTCGTCTTTTGACCCTTGGCTAAGAGGTCCAGCTCCTTCGCAAGCTTTTCGCCCTTATCCTTGTCGTCGGCGCCACCGGTAAACCCGGCCAAATTATAATACACAGCAGAGCCCCTAGGAACCATCGACTTTACGCCTCCGGCTCCGGCAAATTCGGCGTCCGGAGTGTTTATGGCGCTCATATAGGTATCGTCGACTGAGAAGTCTCCCGCAACGGGGGCTTTCTTGGTCGACATTGGGTGCACCCTTCCAAGGGCACCCATTATTCCCTTTGCGTCGGTGGCATACCTTTCATCGAGCAACTTTTGTTTTTCAAGATCGTTGGATTGCCTTGCGCCAGACTTGGCTCGGGCGGTTTCATCGACTGTAAGAATAGACCCAAGCAAGGCGTTCGCCGCCTTTACGGGCAATGCCAAGGTGGTTTTCCCGCTTTCGTCCATGCTTTGAGTGAGGGCCTGACCGGCGCCATAAGCTCCCTGCACCATTGAGAACGGGGCTTGCGCAAAGCCGGAAATGTTGGAGAAGTCCCAAGGTTTGTCATTGGGATCGTCTGCCATCGTTCTTGCGAAGCCCATAGCCTCGCCCAATCCGTAGAGCTTCAGGCCCCTAGCTCCAAGCTTTGCCATAGCCGGAATAGCTTTAGATCCAATCTGTCTGCCTTCGGCAAAAAATTTCTGCGCGGCTCCCTTTGACGGGGGCGCCTGAGTGACGTCGGGGTGAGGCATCGTTGTCTGGCCGGCCGCGGCGGCCGCCTGATTTTCTTCCCACTTAACTTGGTCAATATCTATGTTCGCCCCCGTGAATGCGGCATCGACTGCGGAGCCGGTGTTCTGGAATACGTTCCTGAGCGTCGCCTCCGTCCTAGTAGTCTGTGGTCCGGCAGTCCTAAGGCCCGGGAATGTCCTAGTCGGCTTTTTCTTTCCGCGCGCAAGCAAAGTATCAGCGTCGTCGGTTTCGGCGGGAGCTTTGTATAGATCCGCAAGGAACGGCTGATGCTCAGTCACCCTGATTGGCGAGGGGGTTGCGGCGTCTAGGTCTACCATGATAGCCTTTTCGTCCGGCTTAAGTGTGCCTTTCTTTATCGCCGCATGGACGTCAGCTTGGCTGTCGTAGTGAACGACAGTTCCGTCTCCAAGCGTTACATCAATTCCTTTCTTCTTTGCCTCTATCGCGAACGGGCCTCCCGGAGTTCCCCAATTCTTGAAGTCTGTCGCCACAGTAAGGTCTGCGTCATAATCAAGAAGCTCTTTTTCAAGCATGGCCCTCTCCATGGTCTTTGCCTGCGCCATCGGAAGTTTCTGGCCTTCCATGAAAGGAATGTCAGCCCACCTGCGCTCCGAGATCATCTTCTCGATCTGCTTCGTGCTGTAAATGGGGTTTCCTTTCTTGTCAGTAAGGGCGCCCATCTGATCCCTGAACTTGGCAATAAACGCCTTCTCACGCTTATCGAGCCCGGCTTTGTATGCTTCTAGTTTAGTTTTGTCGTAATCACTCATGGTTTTAAATTGTTAACGGCCGATGGAATTAATTAAAAAGCGTACATTCCATAACTAAGGGAGTCGCCTAGGTCTTCATAGGCCTTTTTCCTGCGAGCTGCCTTAATCTTGAGGAATTGATTGTTCACCATGGCGTTCCAGACGGCGTATTCGCGCCTGTCGCCTTCCATAGCATCCGGGCTTGCGAGTCTAGCCAAGTACCTAACTCTTTCAGCCCTTATCGGATCAAGCCTTTCCGTTAGGTCGTCGGGCTTAGATCCCTCTTGCTGGCTCTGGACAAGCCCGGACAGCCTTTCATGGCTATTGTCAGTCTGCAAAGCGTAGCCACCAAGCGACTCGAAGTCGGCTTGGGCTTGCGGGTTCTGCTTTAGGTACTCTTCCATTTGGTTGGACCTCGTTTCGCCTTCATAAGGATTAAGGGCATGCAAGGCCTTGCTCCAAGCGCTTCCATACCCTTTCCATTCGGCTAAGTTGTTTGGGTTTCGCGCAGGGTGGAATATCGCCTCAGGTACCTGCGAGTCTACCGCCTGTATGGTAGGCCTAGATGCCACGTTCGCGGCCTCCTCTAAGCCCGCACCAGCTACCTCAAGTCCGGCGGCGACGGGGAGGGATGCTCCGCGTATTGCGCTCTTGAAGACCTGAGGCCCCATTGCCTTCAGGGCGACCTGCCTAGCCCTTCGGCTCATCAGGGCTCCTGCGATGGCCGTCTCTCCGAGTCTAGCGGTTGCGGCTCCGCCTTTAAACGCGAGCGCCGTAGGATTGCCCCTTAATATGGCCGGGGATCCTCCAGCTATCTGGGTTGCAAGCCAAGAGGCATGCTCCGGCGTAAGCTCAGCGTCCCCTTCCTGCAGGCTGTTGATGTATTCCGATATGTCTTTTAGGTTTTCAGGCGACAGCGAGTACTGTGGCGACTTGTTTATGGCAAGCTGGCTGTCGTCGGGCCTATTGTAACCCCTAGTGGCGTTTTCTACTGCGCCCTGTGTCCAATAAGCTCCGGGCATATTAGTAGGACAGGGTTGGGTCTGGGGTACCTTCTTCCTTCTTCTCGGGCTCGCCCGGCTCCGTCGGGCCGGGCGTAGGCTCTGATCCGCCCAGCTCAGGATCAACCCATGCCGCATTGCGCTCATCAATAAGACCTTGATAGTTTTCTTCATCAGGGACTTCAGTCAAAGAGGCTCCATTGGCGTACGGAGAGGTGCCGACGCCGCCGGCAAAAAGCCATTCCATATTTGCCGCAGAGTCAGGATTGTCGTCACCCGGATTAAATTGAAGAGTGGAGCCCGGAGGGGCGGGAGCCGGAAGCACCGCTGAATTTGAGCCGGGCTTGGCCGGAACCTTCGCTTTATTCCCATACGCATCGGCGAATAGCGCCGCCGTGGCAGGGTTGTCTAGGAACGACCCAAGCGTACCGGCAAATCCGCTTCGCTCGCCCGGAGCTAAGCCTAGGCCTGCGGTGAGCATGGATATCTGTTGAGTAACTACCTTTCGTCGCGGGTCATTTGGCGGCAACTGCGAAAGCATCATCTTTAAGTCGCCAATTCGGCTATACAGCTTTCCGGATGCTTGGCCTCCAAGCTTTTGAAGTTCGGCGGCATCCTTTCCTCCTCCGACGTATCTGTAGTAGTCAGCCTTTGCGCCCTCAGACTCCTGCTGGAGTCCGTAGCTCATCTCGAACTGCTTCTGCTGTATCTTTGCCCTTTTTGCTTCCAGCTCCCTTTGCGCATCGATCTGCATCGCCGCCCTCTGCGTAGCCGATGCATTGTTAAGGCCGGTCTGAGTCAGGGCGTTGGTGAACTGATTGAGCATCGCAAGCGGGGCATACTGCCCCTGCATTATGCTTCCAAGCGTCTCTGACGTATCACCCCTGTATCCTGAGTTAAGCTGTTGCATGTTAGTAAGTGGCGGCGGCGCGATACTGAGACTTTATACCCATTATGGACGCGGTAGTTTCGGCATTCCAAGCTCCGGCCCCGAGGCTTAGTCCGCTTGGCAGTATCCAGTTATCAGACACAGTATTGTAAGCCGCAAAGGCATTGGCGCCATTTATGGTCTGCCTGATCTGCTGGTCGCGCATTTGGCCGGTGTTCTTTAGGTCCTGCCAATTGGCGTATATGTCTCCAGCCAGCTGAGACTCAAAAGGAACTACAGTAGGTATGGTTGCTGAAGTAGCTAGCCCTGCCTGATTGGCGGACATGCCAAGCTGAGTGGCCGTTGCCGTGTAGGTCTTGTAGTAGGCGTCGATAGCCTGCGCGTAGGTGGCAAAGGCCACTTGTTTGGCCTGAAGCTTCTGCTCAAAGGTGATGTTGTCCTTGATGGCAGTTGCGGAATTATGTCCTCCACCCATGGCGGCGCTGAGGCCTGCCGCATATTGGGCGTTCTGAGTCGGGTCTATCTCGTTGTCTTCTAGGAGGCTTTTGGCCGCGGCGGCGAGCTCGGTAAGCTTGGACCTCTGGTCTTCCTTTGTCGGAACATTGTCTACGTAACTTACAGTTACTCCGGGCAGGCCCTGACCGGCCATGCCAAAGAGCATTGAGCTTCTGAACCCCGGAGCAAAAGACAGCACGTCGTTCGACATGGCGGTTTTGGCCGAGGTGTTTGCGGAAGCCCATTCGGTCATGCACTCTCCGTGAGCCTCTATCCCGCCGAGCATCTCATTGATTAGATGCCTTCCGTAGAGAACGTACCCTACGTTCGTAGCATATCCGTTGGCATCAAGCGGGAACGTGCTAGTGGTCGTAACGTGCGCGGACGGGAATGGGAACGCCGGGAATGCGGTCGTAGTAGTAGTCTGATTTCCGGTCGGAGGAAGCGAACTATTGCAACCCACGCAAAGGCCTGTGTTTGGGTCTATGTAAGCCATTAGTAGATGCTAAATAGGGATCTTCCGGCGATGGAGGCATCCACGCCACACGCAAGAATGCGAGCCGAGCCACCGGTGACAATGATCTTGAGCTTAACACCCATGGCACGTTTGTTGATCAATCCGCGCCTAATCGTATTTCCGGACGCGGTTGTAAACTTATCCATGAGTTGCTCGGAGTCTGGGTTGATCGTAATAGCCTTAACTTCTACGTTAGAGCTGTCCGCATTGTCCATGTGCACGTAGAACGCGTCGTACTTCTTGTCTGCCATTGACCTAAACATGTAGTTTCGGGTCCTTATTTCGGACGTGATGAGCTCGAAGGCCGTATTTCCGGAGTCAAAAGTGCCTTCCTCTAGCAGGAACAGCTTTTTGCTCGTAGAGTCGAAGGCGAAAAGGCGAGGCCTGTCGGCTTTTCTGGCGACAAGCAGGGTGGATGGGTTAAATGGGTACTCATCCAGAGACTCAAACATGCCCTTAAGCTGAGGATTGATGACTAGGACACGCCACCTGACCTGATTGTTCTCGATGAACGGAAGAGTGACGTAAAATCTGCCGCAATAAGCGACTACGCACACCTTGTCGTACATGTTGGGGGCGACGCGATCCATTATGTCTTGGATCATGGTGCTCATTGGCTCTGCGCCCTCGGAAAACTTGTCTCCAGCTAGGGCTTTTATGCCCGGCCGGCGGTTGGCATCGAAGAAAATGGTCGTTCCTCCGGAGGTTGCCACCGAGTCTGGGCCGGTGGTTCCGTCAGAGGAGCTGATTTTCTGCACCTGATGGAGAGACTCCTGCTTCTTTTGGGTAGCGAGGAAGCCTGCTCCAGCCTTCACGGCGTAGATGCTACGCTTCCCGAAGGCCAAGACCATGTTGTGCCCCGTAGATATGGCCTGTATCCTGTCGTACGTGCCTTGGACGAGACTCAACGTGTCGGCCGGCACAGGCTTGACGCCCCCGTAGGCAGTAAAGCGAAGCTGATCGTCTTTTGCCGTAACCAGCCGTTCGGTTATATTGCCCCCAGCTACGTAATCTAGGTCGGTGGACTCCGCGCAGATGGACTGAGCGTAGCCCTGACCCCTAACCATAGGGAACCCGGCTATCTGCGGGATGACTTGTGACGCGTTATCGTCGATCAGATACTCCTGATTAGAGCCGAATATCTTGATGTGGTCGCCCGTTTTGCCGTAAGAGGCGACGGCGTAATTGGCGTCAGGGCCGGCGACGAACGCCAGCTTAGATCCCTTGCGCGGGGAGATCACGCCGTCCGTTATCCTGACGTTGCTGGCGTATTCCAGAAACGAGCTAGGCTCGAAGGTCGCGCTATTGGGATAGCTTGCGAACCCCTCGAACCTCAGGTCGGCATCGGCTGTGACCTCTCTGGCCATTACTTACCGGTGATGGAGTGATAGACTTCCCTGAGCTTTTCAGCCCAGCGGGCGCCGACGTAGACGCCGCCGAGGAAGGTGATGGATGCGAGGATGATAGTGATCATGGGATTAAACTTGGACGACGTCGTAAACGCCGCCGACGCCGTCGGCTCTGATGTTAAACATAGAGCCTCCAGACGTAGAAAAGCTTCCGACTACATTATATAGTGCCGGGTAAGTTGGGCTAGAAGTGGTTTGCGAAAAAACCATGCTGATGGAGTTCCAAGCCACGTAGTAAGTATATGTGTAGCTAAGGTAGTCTACGAATATATCTCCGCCCATTCCTCCATTTAACGTGCTGTCGAAGTAGGTATATTGAGCATACACCGAGCCGGAGCCTCCGTATACTGCCGATCCGCTAAAGATGGTGTTAATGACCGCTTGCGTGATGGCGCTTTGAAGGCCGGCCACGGAAGTGAGAACGCTATTGTCGCTAAACTTAATGCCGCCATTATCCACCTTCAGCGCGGCGTAAACATCCGGGGCGACGCCGATGCCGACTCTGCCAAATTGGTTAATTACGAAAGGGCTGTTTTCCGGGTTTTCATCTTCGACGCGAAAAGCATCTCCAGATCCAAGCTGCTTCACCAGCAAAGCCGGGCTTGCCGACGTGACATTGACAGTCTGAACAGCGCTAAATACATTTCCGTTCTGCAACGAAGCCAGAACTTTCCATGCGCCCGTGCCGTCACGGAAGTTAAGGTTCGGCCCGCCGGTCGTGATCCAAAGGTCGCCATTCGTGGTGGAAGCCGCGCTCGTCCCGCCGATGCCGACGTTGAGACCGGCCACGCCAGATGCTGGAGTGAAGCTGACTTTGCCCGTGAAGGTTCCTCCGGCCAGCTGGGCGTAGCCCGTCAGATCGGAAGCAGAGAGCTTGGTCCAAGCGGCCGGATGGGTGATAGGGCCATAGCCCGCGGCGCCTATGAAGGTGTTAAACCGGTAGAAGTCATTAGACGCTAAGACAACGTCTCCGGCCGCATAGACCTTGAAGTTGTCGTAGTCGCTAAAGCCGGCTCCCGTCGCCTCGCTGGCCGTGACAAATGGGTTAGTCCCAGATGGAGCTACGGCGGCGTTGATAGCGTCGATGGCGGCCTGAGACAGCTCATCGCCTACGTTGACGACGTTCTGCTCCGAAGGGGGCAGATACGACGATCCCATTAGATGACGCCCTCGTAGACGACTACAGTTCCGTTACCGGTGATGAACAGGGGGCCCTGATAGCCTTCGATAATGTAGATGCCTCCGTTCGCGATTTGCAGCCCGGTCGTATCACCCTCGTTGAAGGTGACGTGACAATGGCTAGTCTGAGGCTGGATATGGAGCTGGATGCGCTGTTCGCCCAGCTCAACCGGGTTGATCTTGGTGGCGGTGGCAGAAGCCGTGATGGTCTTGGTTTTGAACCGCTTGATAAGCGGGGTGGTCTTGTTGAACATAGATTAGTATCCTCGGAAATTGATGCGCCTAGTGGATCCCTGCTGACGCAGGACTTGATCCAAGGCATGGTCTTTTGCTTCTTCGGCGCGGTTCTCGATGAAGCCTAGGGTGTTTACGTCCTGAGATCCCTGAGCCCGGCTGTAATCCGAGAAGGCCCCCTGCGCGACGTAGTCGGAGAAAAGCCTAGGGATGTTCACCCTTTCCCATGGGCCGATGGTCGGCTTGGTGCCGGCTACGGACGGGGTGTCGGACGTGTAGATGTAGAAGTTGCCCTGAACCGGGTACCCATTCACAGGCACGAGTGAGCCGCTTTCCGAGCCCGCATCATAATAGACCTGAGCTCCCTTGAAGTAGGACACCGAGGGACTCCAAGCGTCTCCGTTGAGAACAGGAGCATCGGGTCGGTGCTCAACCCATACCTGTGAGTCGACGTCGTTTGACAGGTAGAAGCCGTCGTCGACGGACTCAAAATCCTTCTGTATTGCATGAGTGCTACCAAGCGGATCCCTAGACCATATGGCTATGACCTGACCGACGTTTGCAGGTAGAGTGACCTTGCGCCTGTCTCCAACATTTTCCGCCGGGCACATGGTATACTTCTTCAGGTCAGGCCAATCGTTGGACTCCCATATCTTTTGGAGGCGCCGGCTGGCGAAGTCCCTAATCATGGCAAACCTGTCCGGGGTGGTCAGGTTCCTATCCAAGCCGCAGAACTGCAGAGAGGAAAAGAGTATCTCGCTGAAGTTCGCGGTGCGCATCAGTATCCCTGAAGGCTTTCTGGGCTAAAGGCTCCCTGCTGTGAAAGGAGCTGGTACATGTTGCCAAAATCCTCGTCGGTGAAATCCATGCCCATGTCGGGGCCATAGAAGCCCTTCTTTTTCGGCATCAGCGGAGAGTTAGGGACAGACATTCCATCATAAGGATATCCCGGAGTCATGGGCATGCTTGGCACCATTGGGGCTCCGGGCTGTTGTCCAAATTGCGGATACTGCCTGAAAGGCGTCTGCGGCATAGCGCCGAAACCCATGCCGGCGGCGGGCGCAGGGCCTTGGCGTGGCATCTGCATCTGTGGGCTCATGTTTATTTTAGCCATAGACTCCGCATTAAAGGCGGCCGCCTGCTGGTACTGCATGTGATCACGCGGAGTCGCCTGCTGGGACTGCATGCGCATCCTCTCCTGCTGTT